GCGGATTGCGCCGGTCCCGGACGTAACCGTGAACCGCACCGCCGTCACGGGATCATTGATCGGTCCATCCAAAGACACCGTCGTCCCGTTAAGGGTCGGATGAATGAACGGCTGCGGATAGGATTGGCCAGACGGTAGATTATTGGGGTCGTCATAGGTGTATTCGCAGCGCCACGTCACCGCGGTCGAGGTCGATGTCACAACGCCGGACGCCTCGATATTGGTCGGCGTCACATGCCAGTTCATGATGTTCCACATGGTCGAGCCGGTGGAATTGGTGCCTACCGTGAGGTTGGCTGCGGCCAAAGCCGACAGCGCGATTGATGTGACGATCTTGAAGTCGAGATTGGAGAACGTCGAGCCGCCGTTAGTGAGCAGAAACGCTTCGGAGATTGGAAAGCCCGCGCCGTTGACGCCTTTAATCGTAGCCGTTACGGCCGCGTCATTACCGCTTGATGTGATGACGATGCGGCGCTGCGCGTCCAACAGCGTGGTCGCCAACACCGACGTATAACTCATGAACGTGGTGCCGGGCGCCCCCGTTGAAAACAGGAGCGCCGAATTGGCCGCCGCGAGGGTCAGGGTTTGGACATTGGGGAGAGCCATCTAGGAACGTCTCCTACTATCGGCCCTCGTCATGCTGCTTCAGAGAGGGAAACTTGCGGTGAACCTTGGCGCGCACTTGGGCCTTTAGGCTTTCCGAGCCGAACTGCGACACCCTGGAGAGGGCCGCCCGCGCGTGACTCATATCGTGGACCGGATAACTCCGATCAGGCCCTGCGAAGTCCTTCGTCGGCAGCGCGTTGCGCGTCTTGGCGGTCAGGACACTCACGCAGGCGTCCCGCCGTAAGTGTCCTTCGGCGAAGGCGTCGTTTCCGCCGACTTGCTGTGGTGCGCCGAACTCAGGGGCGATCGATCGGCACCGACTGCCCCACCGCGCTTGCGGCCGGGGCGGTCCATCCGGTGCTTCGACTTGTGGCCGTCGATGTGGCCGCCATGGGCGCGCTTGACACGGCCGCCCTTCTTGCGCTCGTCGCCCTTGGCATAGGACTCTTCGCCCTTGGCTTCCTTGAGCACGTCGGGATTGCCGGAAGCGACCATTCCGATGCGCCCGCCGCCGGCCTTGTGGTGGCCGTGATGATGGCTGTGATGACCTTTGGCCATGGCGTGGGCCTCCTTTAGGCGTTGGTGGTCCCGAACATCTTGGTCAAGTTGTTCGGTGTGGTCTGATACATGATGGTCGGCGGCAGGTTCTGGATGATGGTCAGCCGCAAGACGTTGTCGGTCGTGGCCGGCGCGGTGAGAGGCGTCCCGGTGCCGTTGGCGGAAAGGCAGATGGTGCCGCGCACGTCGCCCGTGGTGTTGGTCGCCGCGCCGAATGCGGCGGTCGAAAACCCGACATTGTTCGACACTGCGGTATTGCCGGCATAAACCTGGACATGCCGGAAATTGTCGAGCACCAGCGGGAATCCGAAATTGTCGCCGATGCCGAGATTGTAATTGACGCCCGTGGTGCCGCCCGTGGTGCCGGTCACCGCCGACCCGATGTATTTGAACGCCTTGCGGGTATAGACGGGCGTGGTGCCGGATGCGGTGATCAGCTCCGTCATCGGCTGATTCCACACGTCCCATCCCGAGACGAGGATGGTGCCGGTGCCTCCGGTAAGGGTCGCCGCCGCAACCGAGATCGAGCGGCACAGCATTTCAGCCGGATTCGCGATGCGGGCAAAGCCAGCCACGGTCCGCGGCGCATGCGCGTTGGCCACCGCCGCCGGCTGCAGAGCGCTCGCCGGAGGCAGGAACGCGCCACCGAACAGATTGGCCGCGCCGATCGGGATGCCGAGCGCCGTCGCCGGCACCGGAGACACGCCGATGGTGGTGGCGTTGATGGTGGTCTGGACCTGCGTGACCAGACTCGCCGTTCCGGCCGCATTGGCGACGTTGCCGAGAATGATCCACTGCCCCTGCGTAAACAGGGTCGTGTCATTGACCTGGACGGCCGTCGAGTTGGCGATCGTGGTGCCGGTCGTAAAGCCGAAGTCGAGCGCAATCGCGGCCGTGGTGGCGACCGTGGTGCCCTGCGGAATGATCGGCACGCCGTAGGCGATCGAAGCAGCGCCGGCCGAGAAGTTCGTCACCGCGGCTGTGGTCAGCGAAAACGCGATGCCCCCGGTGGCGACTTGGGCCGCGGCGATAACGGTCGTGCTGAAAGCCTGCGGGATCGCATCGACCGTGTAGAAGTCGCCGATCGCGGCGAAGGCCGGCAACTGTCCAGGGCGGAACTGGTCCTTTGGAAAGGGTGCCCCGCGGGGATCTGGCAACACCCAGCCCTGATAGAAAGCAGACGGACCATCAAGCGGCTGGATTGAAACAGCCGCGCCGATGTTCGAGGTGAAGTTCGTATCCTCGAGCGAACCCATCGCATTGATGGGGCCGCGGAAGTTTGAATCGGCCATATTAAGTCCCGGCTCCTAGAATGCCGCCCACGATGGCAGGCTCGAACCGAACGACATTGGAGTCGCCGCTGTGACGATTGAGATAGGCTATAGCCTTACGCAGGATGTCCTGGCTATCGCACGCATAGCCGATGGCCATGTTGCAGTTGCCGCAGAGAAGACCGCGAACCGCGCCAGTCGTATGGTTGTGGTCAACCGAGAGCATCCGAATGCTCCCAAACTGCAGTTTCGTCTCAGGCTGCTCGCAGATGGCGCAAACGCCCTTCTGTTCGATCAGCATTTTCTGGTAGGTCGGAAAATCAATGCCGTAGTTCCGACGAAAATCCCTATCCCGAGTGCGATCCTTGTTGGCCGCGCGATGAACACGCCTTCCTTCGGCGGTCCCGGTCGGCAACTCCGATTGAGACATCCACCGATAATTTCCAGGGCCGACAACCTGGGCAGGATCAATGGCCGTCATTGCATAACGGCGCTCTGGCACATCCCTGACTTCCGCGGCGAAGGCCTCGAATGATGGCCATGAGTGCGCAACCAAGTTGGCCCACGCGGCCCGCTGGCGCTTTTCCAGGAGAAGTGCTGCCATGGCAGGGCCGATTTCCGACCCGGCCGCCACGAGCCGGCTCTCGGCGTCCCGATAGGCTTCGGCAGCCGCTTCCGCAGTCGCGAAATTCCCACCGAGACTGATCTGCTTGTAGTTCCAGGTGATCTTGGCCTGGAACTTGCCGAACGGGGCGGGGCTCACGCCCTTGAAGCCAGTCGAGTTGGTCTTTATCAGCCCGCGCTCGCGGACGCTGTCGATGCGTGACACGTCACGCAGGTTCGTCAGAGCGCAGTTGTCGGTGTTGCCGTCGACAAATTTGATGTCTCCAGATGGCCAAGCACCAGTGGCGTAGAACCAAGCAAGGCGGCTGGCCTGAAGCTTCTCGCCGTCAACCATGATGTACCGGTGGCCGTTACCGACAACGACACCAGCGCGGTCGCCGAGGTGCACTCGATTTGATGGCCTAACCTTCCAAGCAAAGACGCCGCCGGCCGGATCGTAATCCAGCACTTCCAAAAGGCGATCGTGGGTCAAAGCTCGCATTTTCATTTCCGGTCCTCCGATTTGTGAGGAGATATTCTTCTCACAGTGGAGGACTGTTGTCAAGTAGTTACTCTTTTGCGAACAAAATACATAACTACTTGATTTTACTCAGCTTGTCGGAAATTCGCCCCAGGCCGCACGGGGGTCGTTGATACCGAAGCTGTAACGTTCATATGCCTTGACAAGGAGATTGTCAGTGATATTATCAACCCACATGTCGCTCTCATACGGAATGCGGAGCATGTGGATCATCCCCTCGACGTTCGTGGTGATGAACCACGCGAAGTTCGAGGTGAGGAAGTCCATCACGATGAACCCCTCGGGAAGGCCTCCCGAGAGCGTCAGGATGGCGTTGACATCATTGTCCGCGGTGCCGGGGCGCAACTCCGTCTTGGTGAGACGGATCGCGATGCCTTCCAGGTTGGGCGGCACCACCAAGCGCCGGGCGCGGGAGAGAATGCGCAGGCCGCGCTCGTTGACGAACTGGGTGCGGACGTTGGTCATGTTCGCAAGCAGCGCCGACTCGTTGAGCGACTTCGGCGTCGATGACGTGTTTGCCCAGGTGCCCCCGTCATAAGGGTGCGCGGTCGAGAAGAAGGCGACGCCGTCGCCGATCTGAGCGGAATTGTAGGTGGTGCCCAAGTTGAGCACGTTCGCGCCCTGGATTTCCTTGAACTGGGCGAACGCTTCCTGGAGCTTCAGATTTGTCGGGTTGAACTGCGCCTTGTAGAGCAGGTCATCGATCGCCTTGCGGGTGATGGCATAGCCGAGCGCGACCTCGATGTGGACGAACGCCCAAGTGAAGCGCTCGCCGGCATTGTTGTCGAACTGGGTGGCAGCGCCTTCGTCCTTGAGATAGGGAAGTGCTACGAACGCCATCTGCGTCGAGCGCTCGACCGCCATGTTGGACTGGTGCGTCTTGAAGACCTTGTCCCACTGGCGCGGGATCATGTCGTAGGAGCCGCGGACATCGAACAGGCCGGGCAGGAGTTCGGAGCGGACGTTTGCTAATGCGACGGGCATGGTTCAGTGCTCCCCTTAGCTCAAAGTCGCGGTGCACTGTTGGTTGAACCCGACGATCACCCATCCATAGTTGGAGGTGGTGTCGGACCCGTTCCCGATGCCGTTGGTGGCATAGAGACCAAGCACGCGGAATGGCTGAAGAGCATTGGTGGTGGTGATCGCCGCAGCATCGACCACGTAGGTCGAGTATCCACCTCCTGCCGTTGTGCCGCCGGAGCCCGTCGAGATGCCGATGTTGCGGCCGATCGCGGTTGCCGGGACGGTCGTGAGAAGCGAAGCCACCAGAAACTTGGCGTTCGGGGCGTTGACGATGTAGGCCGTCGCATCCGCATTCGCGGCGCCGGGCCACCAGGGCGACCACTGCGGAGGTCCGCCGGTCGAGGGCGTGAATTCACAGCCCTGGAAGATGCCGACAATCGCGGTGCCGGTGCCGGTCGCGGGCTGGATGTACTGGGACGCCGTCGAATAGATGACGGCATCGCCGAAGTAAATCTTGGTGGTGTAGGTCGAAAGGATTGGCGCGGTCGCCAATTGATAGTCGGGCGCACCTCCGGACAGAAATCCGATGTGCTTGAACCCGAACTGGGCCTGGGTGTTGGCCATGCGAAAACAAGCTCCGAAATGGGGCTCGTCCAGGCAGGCGCTGCCAAGGTCGAAGTCCGGGGAAAACCGCTGCGGCTCGCTGCGGGAGATTGCCGTCAGACCATCCGGCGCGGATCAGTCTTCGGCTTGGTGCTCGACCCTCTGCGGCACGCAGAAGGGAACAGTATTTTCCGCTTATCTCATTGACGGGCCGTTGTCAATAGGCTCATTCGGCCGCCTGCATCTGCACCGGTTCCGCTGCAAGTTCGGCCGGCACATAGAGCTTGGACTCGGTCGGCGCAAGATTACCCGGCAGCACCATCGGCCCCGCCGTGGTGCCGCCTGCGCTTGGCAGAAGCGCTGCGGCCTCGGCTTGCGCCTGCGCTGCCGCTTCGCGCTCCTGCGCCTCGATCACGTCAAGATACCGCCCGCAGTAATCGAACGGCCCGACATGAGAAATCTTGTGCCCGATCGCGGCCCATGTCTTCCCGCCGCACTTGTTCCACCGCATGCAGAACGAGAGGTCTTCCGAAACTTGGCCGCGCTCCGGCAGATCGATCTTATCGAATGCGCGAATAAGACGGGTACATTTCGCATCCTTCATCATCTGGCAGGCCGGATGGAGAGACAGCCGCGTATCGACGATCTCCGGAAACTGCTCGAGCATCCGCGTCACGACCTCGCGGGAAATCAGCGTGCACCCCATGCCGACGCCCTCGACCCGCATGAAGCCGGCGCGACGTTCGGTGACCTTCTCCCCGGTGCCGGAGCCCGCCCATGACAGCGGCAACTTGCGCTGGGGATAGAGCGTTCCGACCAGAGGCTCCCCGAACATGAGCATATCGAGCACCAACTCGGGGGCAAAACCCATGTCGGCGTCGATGAACAGGATATGCGAGGCATCAAGGGCATCATAGAAGATCGTCAACGCCATTGAACGCAATTCGGCGATGTCGGGGAATGACAACGTGGAAACACCGCCACCGATGCCCTTGGCCGCCAGCGCCTGCTGCAGCGCATGCGTAGTCAAAAACGTGGTCGCCGTGATGTGCTGGCCGAAAGCGGGAACGAAGATGAAGATTTTGTTTGCCATGAAGTCTCTCAGTTGACGGTCCAGAGGTTGTGTTCGGCGCCGCGGCGAATGGCGGCGTTGGCTTCATCGGTCTTGCCGAGGAACGATTCGTGGTCGGTCATCACCAGGTTCATTTCTCGGGGGGCGCACAGAAGATTGATGCTGGGGCCGATCTCCGGCCAGATATCGCGGGTTTGACCGAAGGCGTTTGCCGGATTGAAATAGTTGTGGAACGACCACCACGCGACGTAGCCGGAGGCATCGAGGAAGTCCGCCAAGGATTCCTCCCGCTCGCGGCCTTCGAGATAGATCAGGGGCCGGCATCGCCGGATCGTATCCTTGGCACCGGCGAGAACGGCCTCCTCCATCCCCTCCACATCGATCTTGATGAGGTCGCAGCGGTCAAGATCAAGGGCGTCAATGGTGACGACGCGCACCGTCTTGGTCTTGTGGCTGTACTCCGTCACATGGGGCCATGTCTCGGTTCCTTCCCGCACTAGCGACGCGGCCCCGCGATTGGCCACCACGCCCGCCGCCGGGAACGGCGGACAAGGCGCAAACCCCACATGGTCGCTCAACGCCGCCTGCCGGCAACTGACGTTCGAACATCCATTGATGGCCACGTTTCCGGCGAGCATGTGAAACGTCTCTGGAAACGGCTCGAACGCATGGACCTCGCCATCCGTCCCGACGAACTCGGAAAACGCCACCGTATGCGTTCCGATATTGGCCCCCGCATCAATCACCACATCGCCGGGATGAATGAAGGAACGCAAAAACTCGATCTCGGTATCGCACCATTCCCCATAGAAATGCAGGGACCGGCCGATGAAAGTGTCCTCAATGTCATACATGAACACGCCGCGCTTGCAGCGTTTGATCCTCATGTGCTTGTTGACGAGGCCGAAGTTCTTTATTTCCATCTTGCGGCGCCAGCAATTCCCGATTGGCGCCGATCGACTCGATGATGGCGCGGTTCAAAAGCGCAAAGTAGTGCGGAACTTTCGCGGTGTTGCAGAATTCAAAATCTTGCGGGCATTGGTGATGCTTGACGATGATCCGGTCTTCCCAGGGGTAATAGGTGTTCCAGAACAGCGGCCCCTTGCGCAGAAGCTTTTCGAGTCGGTCGCCGTCGTCGGTCATCTTCATCAATTCTACCAAGGGATACTTGGCGACGAAGGCGAGTTCCTTTTCCGAACGCCACACGACATAGCGGTGATGATGGAAGCCTCGATACTCCGGTCCGCCGCCATCGACCCCCTTGGTCAACTCGGCGAGAGGTGACGGCGTCTCCACATAGCCGGCCCTGGCGACGCGGGACATTTCCGCGCACAGCAGGAACGGATTGAACAGGTCTTCCAGCGTATGCCGGCACACCACAAAGTCGAAAGCCTTGTCCGCAAACGGCAAGGGCTCGTTGGCGACATCGACCTTGACGAGCTTGTCGGGATCGACGCCTTTGATATCAATCAGGTCGACATAGACATCGGCGCGCGGGAATGGGCGGATCCCGGGGCCGATTTCGAGAACCTTCCATCCCGGCTGGATGACATTGCCGAGCCATGTGCCGACCTCGGGCAACGGGCCGTAGTGGCGAACGTCGGACGCGGTGAACACTTAGAGAAATTCGAGATGTGCGGGCGCTTTTTCACTGGGGAACGACGCCTCGCCACGGCTGTACTTGTAGAGCCACGAATTGGTCTGCGTCTGAAGACAGTTCGGCCCGCAGCGCTCCTGGGGATTGAATTCGTCACTCGCGAGATATTGCACGACCTCCCAGTACCGATCCGACCGCCAGATGTCCTTGAAGCGTTCCTGCGTGATGTTTCCACAATGAAATGCCTTGTACCTTTCATTGAACAGGAATCCGCATGGAGCAATCAAACCGGAGCCGCTCATCTGCAATTGGAACGGAGGCCCCATGCACTTCTTGTAATCTCGCTTACCCTCATCGGCGAGTCGCGCCCACTTGACCACAACGCGGAAAGTCTCGTCGCTGTAGGACTCGGCTTCAAGGAATGTGTCCGTGAGCGCATCGTATTTGGAGTAGTCGACGCCGAGCCTGCCGAGGATGTCATCAGCCGTATGTTTGAAAATCAAATAATGGGGGCGCAGTTCCTTAGCTAGTTTCGCAAGCGGGATGATCTGGTCGTGAAATTCAGGCATCGTGACCATCTGTAAATTAACACTGACCTGCAGATTATCACGACGAACGATGTCCATGGCGTCGCGAACATTCTGGACTACCTGATCATAGTCTCGACCCTTGAGACCCATGATCTCGCTGTAACGCTTGCGCTCACCGGCCGAAAAGTTGAAGCGTAAATACGAAATGTGAGGAAGGATGCGTTCGAGCAGCGCTCGCTTCAACCGGACGCCGTTCGTTCCGATACCGATCTTGATGCCGAGTTTGGCAGCATGCTCGATGGAATCGACGTACCACGGCACAACTGTCGACTCGCCATCGCTGATGAGACTGATGCCGCGCACGCCGATCTCGGCAGCATCATCAAGAAAATCGAACGCGTGTTTCTTTGTGATGTGTCCACCCTCGTTTGCCTGGAGGGTCGCATAACAAAAAACGCAGCTCGCATTGCATTGCCGCGTCCAAGCGACATCCATCGTGACCGGCGCAATACGCTCACCACGAGACCACGCCTCCACTCGATCGCGCCACCACCCAATCTTGCTGCCATCAAGCACGAGATCGTGAACCGCCGACCCGGTGACGACATGATTGATGAGCTCGGGAAGGGGAGAGGTCATAGCTTCGCCCTCTGTTCCGCCGTCATCGATCGCCGCAACTTGGAATCATCGGCCATGGTTTCCTTGAACACCTCGCAGGGAGCCGCCGTGATCTCACGCAGGCTTTTCTCGAATGCCAGGAGTGCGCGGCCTTGGGCATCGGCGGGAATGCCGGAGCCGAACTTGACGAGGACGTGATAGCGGGGAAGGTCGATCAATTTAACGGGCTCATATTTTTGAGTTTATGGACGGCCATCGTTTTTCGAATCTGATCGCTGACAAAATCGATCATCATCTCTTGAGACGATTCGCTCTCGTAATAAGAGGCGATCATGGTGGCGAGGACGGTCAACGCGACGCGAACGGACATATTCGGCCCAACCGTCTCATGCAGAGCGGTTGTTATGTCGTTAGACATATTTAGCACGCGCTGCGCTTCGGTCATGCGGCACGCTGATCCCCATACAGTTCCGTCCGCTCTACCAGGATGGTCGAGCAGTCATCCACCAGCGCCCGCCGATAGGCCGGCATGATCGATTCCGCCTCCGGCAACTGGATCACCTTGATGGTCCGCAGCATCTTGTGGAACGCTTTGGAGAAGTCGTCGTCGTGCTGCGGCCCTGGATAGAACGGCTTCGTTGCGGGGGTTGCCACGCGAATGATGACCTTTGGCCGATAGCCGCCCGCCGAGTACAGCGGAAGGCGATCGAGATGATTGACCAACTGATTCGCAGCACACAGCATAAAATTCCAGCGCGGAAACACGCAGACCGGTAGCATTCCGTCAATTGCCATGCCGGTGGCGATTCCCATCTGCATGTCCTCGGCGACGGGCATTTCGAGGAGTTGGTCGCGTGGCACATCACGGAACGTCGGGCTCATGGTCGTGCCGGGATTGGCGACACCTTGACCGAGGAAGATCGCGCGGCGCTCTTTCGCCAGAGTCGCCATGGCGAAGCAAAGTTCGGAGAAGTAGTTCATTCAGAACCGCACGTACTTCCCAACGCCCACATGAGGCCGCGTCAGCCCGTAATAATACCGCGTCTCGTCAGGAACGCGCCGCGCCGTTCCCCACACTTCGTCGGTTCGCGTACAGACCGACACACCATTGTCCTCGATCACGAACGACACAGGCAGATCATGCCCGGTGCAGTATTTGACGCATTCGTGATAGATGCCCGTGGTTGCCGTCATGTCGCCGACGAAACAGTGGACTCGCTCAGGCCCGTTGCGCCGCTTGATGGACATTCCTAAGCCGGTTGCAATCGGGCATGTTCCGCCAACGATGGCAGAGGACAAGATGCGATACCGTGGAAAGCATAGCGCAATCGAGCGCCCGTCGAGAATCGCTTGCTTGACCTCTTGGGGCAACACTCCGGCCAGCAGCGCGTGGTAATGGCTCCTCCATTGACTTAGAACCCAGTCGCCCGGGCGCACTTGTTTCCTGAAATACTCGATCAGCCACGACTCGTTCCCCCCTGCGAGATGGACCGGAGATGCGATCTTGCCGGCCGCGAACTCGGCGGCGATGTCGGCTTCGAAGGCGAGAAGATCATCGGCGGTCACTCAATCCACCAGTCGGTCAAGGATCGCGTGCAGGATGGCGAGATGCGCGGTCTCGACCACGCCATAGCTCTGCGATGGGACATAAAAGTTGATGTCGCCCATGGAACGCAGCATGTTGTCTGGGGCAAAGCCAGTGAGGGTCACCACAGTTGCCGTGCCCTTCGCCATCAGCGCCGGCACGATGATGCTCTGCGAGTTTCCCGAGCTGGAAATGGCAAACACCATGTCCCCATCGCGGCAATGGGCGCGCAATTGGTTGTTGAAGACGTGGTGATAGCCGTAGTCGTTTCCGAGGCAGGTTAGAGCGGCCCCATCATTGAAGGCCATGGCGGCGAATTTACCCTTATTCAGCCAATCGATCGACATGTGCGAGGCGATGGCCGCCGAGCCGCCGTTGCCGATGAAGAACACGCGACCATTCCTGGCGCGAACAACTTTCGCGACCTCAATAGTCGGCTCAAACCCCGAAAGATCGGAGTCTAAAACGGCGCAATCGAACTCACGTAACCACGTAAACTTCACGCCAGCAACGCCCCGATCGTCTGTGTCAGTTCTGCCCGTTGCACATGCCGGCGGTGCCCCACGATCGACGCCTTGATGGCGCCTGCGACGTTGCCGGCGAAAGCCGCCATTTCGAGGTCAAGGCCAGCGGCAACCAAAGGAGCGGCCGTTGCAAGGAATGCGTCCCCGCACCCCATGGTGTCGACGCCATGGATCGCGAAGGCAGGAACATCGGAGAACCGCTCGGAGTCGTCCGCACAATAGGCGAGGCTGCCATGACGGCCGTGGGTGACGACGAACCGATGCGACTTGATGCGGCAGGAGAGATGCCACACCACCGCCCTGATATCGGCATCCTGCATGCCGGCGGCGAGTCGCGCCTCCGGATCATCGACACAGACGAGATCGGCTTTCTTGTATGCCGTCACCGGATTGAACCCGCAGTTTCCGGCATTGGTCTGCGCATTGACGGCGAGGAACTTGGCAGTTTCAACGACATGGCGCTCGCGCGAGTCCATCAGCCCATGCCCGAAGTCCATCACCACGACCACGTCATTGTCACGCACCGCCTCGATCAGCTTGCATTGGAAGCGATCGCGCTCGGATGGATGCAACTCGATCTTGCGGGTGTTGTAGACCTCGAACAGTTTCTTGGTGAAGTCGCCATCGACATAGCGGGTCTTTACGACCGGGGAGTCTGCACTGACAACGGTCGTGAGAGGCCATTCGGCGTGTTGTGCCGCCGCCGCAATTCCTCCCAGGAAATCCTCTCGATGGTGCTCGACCGTGGCCAGGATGAATTCCTTGGATGGCTTTCCAAGAGCGTGGACATATCGGTATTCGTCGACGATCGTCTCTCCCACGAACGCGATACGCAATCGATCAGCGCGCTCAAAAGCATCAACAATATGCTGATGAAAGCCGCGAGATACAGCGTCCCGAAGATAAGCAGATACGGAATCAGGAAAGCGATCTGCATTGATCAGCCTCGACGAGGAGAACTTTTCCGAGCGCGTGATGTGGAGCCGACCGCCGTGGCGAGTTGCGGCCAAGGTCTCGCGGGCAAGCGCTTCATCATTCGATTCGGCGTAGTCGATGCCCTTGACGTAGACCGCAGGCTTGATCCGATCGATGACATCTACCGCGTCGGCCGAGTCCGACACGAAGGCGTCATCGACGCAATCAAGCGCCTTCAACGCTTCGATGCGATGATCTGCGGTGTGGATCGGGCGGCCCAGCCCCTTGCCCACATGAGCATCGGCCGTGACGGAGACGACGAGCCGATCGCCTTGCGCTTTAGCCTCCTGCAGATGGCGGATGTGCCCGAGATGGAGGACATCGAAGCATCCATGGGCGAGGACGAGCTTTTCCGTGGGGACGACGCGGAGATTACCGTGCATTACATGTTACCCCACAACTCAACCTTCATCCCCTTTTCTGGAAAAGGGAACACGCGGCCAATTTCATCAAACCACATAGGAATTCCAAAGATTTTTTTCTTTCTCATAAGAGACATATCTTCAAACCGGACCATAGCAAGAGTGTACGACACACCACCCACTGTGCAGTAGGCCCTCATTACGCCACCCACCGCTTGATCGCCGACTCGAACTTCGCCGGATACGCAGTCGGCAACCCCTGCGCCGTGGACGGCATCAACGCCTGTCGAAACCGCGCCGCTTCCGATGGATCCATACCGTAGTCATCCAGCAAGTGCGGGATCATCGCAATGGCTTTGTCCTTGACGCGCTGATAGCGCGCATCGTCGGTCGAGAGTTTCGACCACGCCTCGAGGTTCGGCGCATTGGCTCGCACGCTGTCATTGATCCAGCGGGAGCGGTACTCGATCAGCGGGGCACACGACTTGATGCGCTCCTTGTCTTTCTTCCCCGCAAAAAATTTCAAGTCATCCATGTCTAGGATGTCAAATGCCTGCTTGCGCAGCATCAAATACGCCGCATCGAACCACGTCGCCCACCAGCCCGGCTCCCGCAATTCCTGCGTCTTGCCGACATGGCTCTGATCCGTTCTCACATCGGCGAAGGAAATGCGATCGATCAATCGGGCGAGGTTGTCGGTCCAGTGGTCGCAGAACCAGTAGGGGAAGTATTCGGGGAAGATTTTGTTCCCCATAGCCTTGACCAGCCCAGCAGTGGGTGCAACCACTCCGGAGAAAGATGCGTTGGCCATGTGGCCGTACACCATACCGATCCCGTCCGGGAAACGAGCTGCAGCCTCCAGAAGCCGAGTGTCGTATCCTGGGGTGATGTAGGGATCGTCATCGGCAGCCACCAAGTAGAGATCAGCGGGGATTTCCGTAGCACGGTTCCACTTAGCCGCAATGGTGTCCTCGCGCGGCCTCACAGACACAAAAACGCGATGATCGGTCTGCGATGAGTAAAAGGTGGCGGCGTCAATTGATCCTTGATCGTCGGCGTCGCACATGACCCACATTTCGGTGTCAGGATGCGTCCAATTCGCCACTGATCTCCGAATCGTATCGAGCAACTGAGTCGGACGCCCACGGGTCGCCAACGAAATAACAAGCCTCATCTACACCGTCCTTAATGCGCGGTTTTGCCGGCCTTTGGTGGATCACTCCCCAGGATTCGCCAGTTCATGCTTCGGCGCAGGGACGGCCGCCGCATTCCCCTGGTCATCGTAATAGAGCGCCCGATCGATCTGCATGCGGATATCCCCGCCGGCTCCACGGTATTTGGACGAGGTCGAGAATCCCGGCGCGTTCTTGGTGACACCGGAGAGTTTCAGCGCTTCATTCTGGTCGCTCAATTGCGCCTTGGCCTTGCGGATTTCCTCGACGCGAGCTTCTTGCGAGAGCGACATCGGCCGCTCCTCCAATTGGAGGCCATCAACAATGATGGGGCCGGTCGTCCCTGGCATGGCATAGCGGCCGGGATAGCGGTCATGCGGCACCGGGCGCCAGCCATTGGCGAACATCTCCAGGGATTGCTGGGCGAGCACGTCCTTGTTGTTCAGGACGGAGATCGCATTCCATTGCAAGTCCCATCCGGGCTCGCGCATGTCGTCGGTGATGGCGAACCTGTCGCCGACGCCGGTTCGGGTGCGGGAGAGGATTTCCCCATTGCGGCCACGCACCACGGCGTCGGCTCGAGCCGGGTCACGGGCGGGCTCGCGCGTGGCATTGCGTGATCCTAGCGCACGCCCACGGGGGCGCTTCTCCATGGCGCCGGACTTGACTTCGTCGGTATGGTCGATGTTCATGAGAGTTTCCTAGTGAAAAGGGCAATAAGCCACGCGATCCATCCCATCTTTGGCTTTTCTTCAATCGGAGGATTTTCTTCAATCGGAGGCTTTTCGGCAATTTTGCGGGCGACAACGGGATCGCCAATCACGGCTTGATTGACCGGACCGTTATGAGATCGTCCAGAGGGCTCAAATACTTGAGTCTGCACTCTCACATAGCCTGAGAGGCCACCGTTTCGAGCCATCCAGTCGGCGACGTTCTGATGTGCTTTATCAATGCGCTGCCGCTCCTCCTCCCGCGTCATGTTACGACTCCGTGTAAGACTTGTCGTAGCGGCCCTGCTTCATCATCGCGAGCTTGCGGCGGGCAAACTCCTGGGTGCCGATCGCGCGGCCGATGAGAGAGGCATCCTTGATCCTGCCGGCCGCAAGATCGTGCTTGCCCCATACGTGGGTCGCGCCGTCGTTCGCTGCGGCGACCTCGCCGGCACTCAGGCGCACCTCTTGGCCGCCGCCATTGCTTCCCACGCTTGCGCTCCCGTTGCCGCCATTGACAGGCGCCACCGGCGCCGCCGGCTTCGGTGCAGGACGCCCCGACCCGTTCGTGGCCGCGCCATTGCCGTTCGGCTTTTGCCGCAGTCCGAGATAGGTCTCGACGTGGGCGAAATATGCCGGCGTGTCGGCGACGAGCCCTTCGGCTTCCGCATCGAAATGCGCGGCCGATAGCTTCTTGCTCTTGCGCGGGTCTTCGACCCATTCCCGATGGGCGCGCATCCAGTCCGCGGTGGGCTGGGTGAAGCGACTGACATGGTCCTCGAACACATCACCGGACCGCTGTTGTGGCTGCGGCAATTCGGGACGCGGTGCCGCCTTCCTCGCCTCGAGATCGGCCTTGGCCTCATCGAGGCGCACGATCTTCGCTTCCGCGCTGGCGATGCGACGCTGCGCCTTGGCTGCGGCGATGAAGTCGCCCTTTTCCATACAGGAGGCATATTCGGCTTCGGCCGAAGCCGCTTCGCTCTGCGCAGCCGCGAGACCGGACGCCACCGTGTCGAGTTGGCTTTCGGCGACCTGACTGTGGGCTGCCGTCGCCTCACGACGCGCCGTATCGGCCGCTCGTGAAGCCTCATTGGCCCGCCTGCGTTCGGCGGCGAGCTCGGCGTCCTTGCGCCGCTCGGATTCCTCAAATTGAGCCTTGAGCGCGGCAACGGCATCGGCTTCCGGCTCAGTCTTCGCACCTGAAGCCGCGCCCTCGCCCTCGACAATCGTGATGATTTCGTCTTCGTCAGCCATCACCACACCAGCGCGGGATCAGCCACGCGCCCCTTGATCTGCGTGTCCTCGAACAGACGGCAGGCCGTGCCGCCGTCTTTTTTGTCGACCGAAAAGAGTTCGTAGCCGTCACCGGCACGGTAGAAGACCCAATCGCCCTCCTGCACCGTCACGCCGGCAAAGGTCGCGATGTTGTCATCGACAAACGCCTTCGGACCGAGCTTGACGACGAGGCCCACCTTGCCCTGGAAACGATCTTCGGCAAGCGCATTGTCGGGAAGAAAGATGCCGCCCTTGGTCTGTTCCGGCCGGATGTAGGTCGCAACGAGGACTTGGCTGTGGAATATCTCGACCCCGGAAATATCACCAAGAGAATCGAGCAGCGCTCGCTTGGGGTCAGTCTGGGCCGCCGCGGCGACCTCGCGAAGCTTGGCACGGGCCATGGGTTATCGTTGATCCTTTTCGATTTCATCAAGAAACGTCAGCGCGTCGTTCATCCCGAGAATGCGGCCAACGCGCTTTTGATAGTCCGGCCAGTCCTGCGCAAAGCCGGACGCCAGTTGAGAGCACTGATTGGCGATCTCAGTCTTGAGGCGCGCTCGGAGAGAGCGTTGGGCCTGCGGGGATTCGACCGCGAAGAAATGGACGGGATCGCCGCCGTTCGGGATATAGGTGATACCGCCAGCCGTGCCAAGCGCCATCACCGCGCCCCGTTCACTTCATGCGCGGGGGCATGATAGTTCTTCGCCGCCCGCCGTTCCTTGAACAGGCGCGCCTCGCCCCCGCCGGAACCGGACGGAAGATGCGGAGCCATCTGCGCGCCCGGTTTGCCGTTGGAGAACACCGCACCGCCGGTCTTGTAGGTGATCACCTTACCCCGGCCGATGTCCTTGCCGTCGTCCTTGCCGTCCCGGTGCTGGACCTGCGTGCCGTTGCGCAAGCCTTCCTTCCAGGTCGGTCCCGACTTGACAGCACCGCCGGAGGCGTAAGCAGCCCCTCCGCTGTGATGCGGCATCGGAGGCGGCATGCCGGGAGGACCACCGGGGGCACCGCCAGGAGGCGGCATCGGAGGAGCAAGCGCCCGGGGCGGCGGAACGGGGGGGACGGCCGCCCCGGGCATCGGGCCGAGGCCCGCATGGCCGCCTTGCGGGGCCACGATCACGTTGACGCTGGTATGGCCCTTGCCCTTGTGGACGCGCCCGCCCTTGGCGCGAAGCACGGCCTTCGATGTGCGGTGCGCAGCTGCTTCACGCGCCTCCTGCGCCGCCTGACTGTCAGAAACCAAATCTGCAACGCCACGATTTCCGGTATCCGCCACGCCGCCAGCCTTGCGCTTTGGCCGGTCCTGGCGATGCTTGCCCTTGTGGCCATCGGCCTTGAGGGACGAGGACTTGACCATGCGTTTCACCATGGCCTTGTCTTCGGCTTCATCGCCATGAACGGCTCCGCCGGTGGCATAGCAGCGCCCGCCGGAGCCGTGGCCGCCGGTGATGTGGCCGACACGGCGTTCCTGCACCTTATGGTCACGGTGTTCGTTGTGGGGGTGACTCATTTTGCTTCTCCGTAAGTAGCAAACCCTTTTTGGACCGCATACCAAAGGTATGGATTGTCTCGGATCGCCTTCATTTCCCGCATCGACAACGGAATCAAGGATCCAGCGTCGTGATCGGCTTGTGCCTTTCGTAGGGCGGCATCTAAATCCGCATCGCTCCAGCCACGCCACCAATCACTCAAGCGAGACATCACTTTTTCCCTTTCGGCTTGGTCGGCTTCGGCTCCGGCTTCGTCGCCTCGAATTGATTCAGTTCATGTTCCCGTTCGGCCATCTGCATGTCGTGCGCGGCCGTCGTTACATCCAGCGCGTGTTTCTGCTGTTCGAGACCGTGCCGCTGTTGCTCCAATCCGTGGTCGCGCAATGCCGACTCGCGATCGGACGCGACCTGGTGCATTTCGCGCACGAGATCGCCGCGATGAATTACCTCTTCGCGTTGCAGATTGAGGCCGGCAATGCGCTCCTGCGAGGATATTTCAGCCGCTTTGAGCGTCGCGTCAGCCCCGGACGACTGCGCATCGACCGCATTCTTCTGCGCCCCGGTCTGCGCCTTGATCATATTGGCTTGCGCAGCAAGCATCTTCGCCGGATCGGGCGGGGGTCCACCCGCCTGCGGGGGCGGGTCGACGATCAGCCCGTTGGGATCATCGCGCAGCGCTCGGATGCACCGCGTCGCAATCTCTTTCCCCGACAGAAACTCGCCGACACCTGGCGTCTGTTTCAACTGCACCAGCCCCCACGCCTTCATGATCCGGTGAATGTGGCTCGGCGTATTCGGATCGGCGCGCGGGATCAGCTTCTTGTCATTGAACGCCGCAGTCAGCTTGTCCGCGTCCCAGAAACCTTCCGGCGCCACGTCATTTGAGCGCCAAAAATCCTCCGGATGCCGGCGGAACAGCTTGATCAGCAGTTCCATTTCGTCCTTGAGCGCAACCACCATGTCCTTGTGCGAGGCGGACATGATCTTGGTGGCCTGCTCGATCTGGGCGAGCATGGTGCCGACCGGGACGTTCTGGAGGCCCTCCCCGACCGGAACCTCGACGCTGCCTGACAACTCCTTGGCTTGCGCGCTGATCGCCTCGCGCATACTCATGAGGCCGGGCGTCACGTCCCGGTAGGGCATCGGCATGACCATCTGATTGATGGCCATATTGCCGTTAGGGTCGATCGGCATGAACTCGCCAGGGCCAACCCGGAAATTCGAGGTGTTTTGCCGGCTCGCCCCCTTGAGCACGAGCCCGCCGGGGAAACTCGCAAACATCCCGGCATCGAGCCCTTCGCGGTCGACCGCGGTGAGGGCCGCCGACGAATTGCCGAGCATGTTGAGCATGCCGGTGCCATAGAACCCAGGACCGGGCACCAGCGGGAATTTGACATACATCCGCGTGCGCTGGCACTCGGCATCGTCCTCGTCCCAATCACGACGAAGATTGAGGATTTCCCGAGAATCCTTGTCGAGGGTGACGAGATAGGGAAGCGGGATGCCCTCGTCCTTGAACTTGCCCGGCGCGTATTCCGGCAGGTCCAGCTCGCACTGGGTTTCCCATAGCGTATAGGGCTGATCCTCGGGGCGATCTGGATTGACCTTGACGCCCTGGATGCCAGCAATCTTCTGATCAACCGTGTTCGGCGTCGGGTTAGGCTGCGTCAACGTCACATCGCGGTAGGCGCCGAGCAGCATCATGCGCTTCATCACCGAGGGGCGCATGGTGATCTGGTGGGTGATCCGTCCGCAGGATCGGAAATCCTTGCTGGTATCGGATACAATCAAGTCCTTGGCGTCGACCGATTCCGACACGGGACGACGCCGCATCGGGCAGCGGTAGACCTTCTTGAACCCGGAACCGCCGAAATAGGTGCCCCACAAGATCATGTGCGAGGTGTCGGGGTAATATTCCGGCGCTCCCGTGGTGTAGTACCAGTTCATATCGCGCTCAAGGGCATCGGCGAGATCGTCCTCCGGGACCGTCTCGTCGCCCTCGACTTCGATCTTGACCGGACCTTCCGCCGGCAACAACTCCGCCCTTGCATTGGCCCAGCCCTTGAGGATGGCCTCCAGCAGCAACGGATTGGTGACGCTGGACATCCCCTCGCTCGAGGACGATGTATCGCCGACCGTGGCCTTGGGTTCCTCGAGCTTTAGGCCGAGCAGATCAAGCCCGCGGGCGCGGGTCGTGAGATATTGCGAGCGTGAATTGTCGTCCGCCGTGATCGCGTCGTGGAGTTCATTGGCGATCTTGGATAGCGTATTGGGGTCGATCTTGAGCGCCAGATTGGCATAGTGGTCGGCTTCCGGAGGCTTCGGCCGATGGTCGGACAGCGACACGATGACATCGCCGTTGGCCTCGCGCTGTTCGAGCGCGCCGGTCTCGGAATCGATATGGATGGTGTTGTTGTCGTCGTCATCCTCGATGTGGACGACGATGGGGGCGGCGTCAGCCATTTACGGGCTTCGGCTCATTGCGCGGCAGGTCTTTGGTGATCTCTCGGAACGTCTTTACCTCGACGAATCCGGAGACCGAACGCAACAACTTGATTTCAGCGACAAGCTTGTCGATTTTCTCGCGCGCTCGCAAGAATTGACGAGCCAGCACCGAAAGATCGCCATCGGGATCGACCGCACCAAACCGATCGGCGCGGTCAAGCACCTTGTTTGCAAGAGCGACGGCGTGCTCAGTCTCGCTCACTTCGACCTCACAATCCGCGGCTTCTTGTCCTCGAACATCGCCGCATGAATCTTCATCTTGAGATCGTCGCACCCGATGTTGAGCGCGCCGCCGTTCTTACCCGCCATCACCGTGGCAATGCCGTCATCCATGCAAACGACGATCGCGACCGAGGAGATGCGGCCCTTGACGGCCTCCTCCAATGCGTCGGTGAGGACATCGACGCAGTTCTGCTGCATTTCATCGAGTGGCTTGGAGACGGGGAGGATGATGGAGGAGGTCATGCAACCCTCGCAAAATCGCCGAATGCCTCAGTCGCGGCCCTCGCGTATGCTGCCGAGGCTTCCTCTAGCGTGCCAAAAGTTCCAATATGGCGTCCCTTCAGACGCGCCCTAAATCTTCCGATTTTCGTCCTCTCAACACCCTTGACGCCCAATGCGCTGTCAGCACGGACACGTTGATTGGCGCGCTGAAGCGAAAACGTAGCTTCTCTCAAATTTTCTAAACGGTTGTCGTCTCGACACATATTTTTGTGGTCAATTTGACCAATAGGCCATGAACCATGCACATAGAACCACGCAAGTCTGTGCGCGCTATAGACGTAACCATCAATGCCGATTTGGCGATGACCATGCCTATCAAGTTGGCCAGCCGCAACTCCCACCTTTACTTTGCCACCGAATGAATTCTTTTCAATTTTCCAGGTAAACACCCCAGTGAGCGGATCATAGGAAAGACATGCCAGAAGGCGACTATGTGTCAGGCCGTTCCGCCGCTCACCAAATCTCATATAATCTCCTTCAGCAAGGATAGATCGCTCGCGGTCTCGGTCGATGCGTCACGGCCTCGGTTTCTGCCGCCGCCGCCTCGTCATCGCTCTGCGCCAGGCCGATCCCCCGCAGATAATTGATCGCCTGCGTCGCAGAATCGGTCAGATCGTCATAGCGGGCCTTGGGAAAGGTTGCCATTTCATCGATCACCATGTCGGCCCATTCCCGCGCTGGAGCGTAAACCATGCCCTGCGAGAATGTCGGCTGCGCCGCAAGTGCCCGCGCCACCTTGTCGCCCTTGACCGGGCAAAGCGAGATCGCCCAACCCTCGCGGCCGTGGCGGTTCTGAAGTTCCTGCCCCGCAGAAATACCGGAGGCCTTGGCCTCGATCAGCACCGTATGAACCTGAAACCGCCGACAGGTATCGGCGATCCATTCCACCATGCCCCAGTTCGGCATGCCGCGGCGACGATAGGCTTCGGTGGTCTCATTCGGCAGCCGGTCGAGCTTCGGTGCCGAGAACTTGAGATGCTTGCGCCAAGCGTGCAGGAGAATGATCCGTCGCCGGCCATGCTCGTTGCGGAACACACCCCACACCGTAAGGCCGGTCGGGTCGTTTTCTTCCTTCTCGGTGAAGGCACCGTCGACCGACGCAACCTTGTAGTCGAGCTCGGGAAACCGTCCATCCGGAGGATCCCACAACTGCCACCAGTCGCGTTGGAAGATGCCGCCGCCGCGGGGAGCGGGGCTCTGCTGGTATTGCGAAGCCCAGGCGTAGGGGCCGACCTCGGCCTTGGTGCGGGCGAGCGCGGTCTCGGAAAACCGCTCAGGCCAAGCCAATTCCCCATCGCAGGCATCAGGACCGTCCGCATCATACCGCGGATCGGTCCATCCGATAGCTGTGGCGATTGGCCGCCCGCGCTCGTCGGTCTGCCGACCCCAGTCGTACTCCATCGGGATCAACAGATGGACGTAATCAAGCCCAAGATCGAGGATAACCCCAGAGACATCATCCTCATGCACCCGCTGCATGATGATGATCAGCGCGCCGGTCTCAAGATCGTTGAACCGCGAACTCAGCGACTCCCGGAACCACCGGACGGTTTCGCCGCGGACCTGTTCGGATTCGGATTCCTTGACGTTGTGGGGGTCGTCGAGGATAACGCGGTCGCCGCGCTCTCCGGTTCCCACCCCGCCCACCGAAGAGGCGAACTTCCATCCGGTTCGGCTGTTGATGACCTTGATGATGGTTTTGTTGCGAACTTCCAGCCGATCTCCGTAAAGAGACCGGAAAGCCTCGCTCGAAATGAGATCGCGGAATCGCCCATTGTCGCGTTCCGTTAGGCTCGCCGAGTAGGAAAAGGTGACATAGCGCAGATGCGGCTTATTGCAGGCGCCCCATTCCCATGCCGGCCAGAAGCAATCAACGATGATGCTCTTGGCGAAGCCGGGAGGAACATTGATCAGGAGCCGGGTGATTTCCCCGAAGGTGACGGCTTCAAGATGCTCGCAGACCGCCCACAGCGCCCAGCCATCAACGAACTTGGTCTCCGGCTCGAGCACACGCCAGAAGTACCGCACGAAGGCGATCAATCCGCCTTGGCGCACCCCATTCTCGTCATACCATCCCCGCCGGCCTTGGTTGCGCCGCTCCTCCCGCCGCTCTGCCTCCTGCAGGCGAGCGAGGAAATCCTCCATCTCCCGGCGCGAAACACCCTCGGCCTTCGCCCCGGTCAGCGCAATGGCACCCCCGACAGCGCCACCAAGAAATGACCTTCGATCCACCATCGATCACTTTACTTTGGCTTCGGCCCGCCGACGGTACCACGTGCGCTCCGACATTCCCGCCGCGAGCCACGGTCTGGATGGAGCGGGCTCGCCAATCCGAGGACGACCGCGTTTCCGCAACTGCGATGGGAGAGGGTCCGTTATCTCGACACACGGATTAGTGAGAGTGGCGACGCACCGATGAGCACGCCCGACCATGGCATAAAGAGCGCGGCAATTGGGACACCGATCGGCCATGGCGGGATATTGGCAGGATATTGGCAGTCGTCAACTCACTTCCTCAGTTGCATCGCCATCTATCGTCTTCGACCGCAAATCCTCTAGCCTGCGAACCGCGGAGCCAGCATCAAACCCGAGCTTTGCCGCCTGCTCCACCAGCTTGGCGTAGAATGTCTCGTCATCCTCGGCGCTCAATGGCGTCTTGGCTGTATCCACCATATAGCGGTCGCCGTATCTGTCCGGCGCCATCTTGGCCGCACGCCACATCCGACCGGAAATCCTTACCTTGACGGCGTGGGCATTTTCAGCCGTACACCCCTCAATGTCCTTGGCAATCAGGTGATCTTGATAGTCGCCGCATCTCGCACGCGCACGCGCGCACTGTGTCTTGAATTCCTGACGCTCATCCTGCCAGCGATAAATTGTGGCCCGTGAGGGCATTGCGGGGTCATTGCCGATATCCACAAGGCTTTCGCCATTGCTGTGGCGCTCGCAGATTTCGTCGGCTAATTCCTGGGTGAATTGAGAGGGGCGGCCAATTTTTTTGATTTCGACTGTTGACATGTCCGCCCCATTGTCCTATATTCGTAGGTGTCGGACGGGATTGGCCCGGACCGCAGAGAGGGGAGACCTCAGATGAACAACCTTCCGAAGCTTTCCGCCCGCGCCCAAAAGGCCCTTGATATTCTGGCCGATGGCGGCGAGTTCGTGTGCCGCTTGGAGCGCAATGGGTACACCGGACGCGAGCAGTTCGCTTACCGGCTCCTAAAGGAAGGCCGCGCCATCCGTGGCGTCGGTCTGGCCGCCTTCTACGAGATCAAGGACAAGTTCTTGACGGTGGCGGCTGGCGGGACCTCGGTTTCCACTTACTACAAACTCCGCACCCAAGATTAACCGGGGCGCTTCGGCGCCCCACCATTCACAACCGCGCACAAGGCACCGAAATGACCCCCACAGGAAGATTGGAGAGGATAAAGAACCACAGGGCTGGGGAACTCTTGACCGACACCGACCTCATCACCCGCTACGGCCGCGCCCTATGGGGCGATCGCTGGCAGTCCGAAATGGCCAGAGCCCTCGGCGTCCACAAGGACACCGTACAGGACTGGAAGCAGGGCCGCATGAACCCGCGGCCCGGAGTGTGGGAAGACTTGCGCGAGATAGCTGGCAATCGACTCGTTGAGATACTTTCCCCCCTGAAATCGGAAGAACGACTCGATGTCTTCTCCCATGTCTTTACCCAGTATTGCCGGCACTGCGGGGACGAACAGCCGAAGCATGGCAGTTGCCAATGCTGGAACGACGAATAAGAGTTTGCGAGATCGCCAAGGCGCGGTTCGCGGAGATCAGGGCGCTGTTGTGAATACTTCCCCCGGCCGAGGCCCATTTTTGGCCTCAAGGCCCAAACCGTCCTAGTCATGACGGCGGCGGTGATCGCCCTTCCTGATGGCAAGGCCGCAAAACACCGCTTTTGCCCTTATGCCTCAAGCCGTTCGAGCTTGTCAATTGGCACCGATGTTTCAACTACCCGATTGAACAACTGTATATATAGCCGTGGGCGCTGCTTCGGGGAGGCGCAGCGTATCTTGCCCACCAGATCGGCGAATGGGCCATCGGTGATGCGGACCTCCGTCCCTTCCGGGAGGCCGTAATCCTTGGTCTCGTCAAATAATCGCCCTCGCCATTCTTGCCACAATCGCTTGATTGTCTCGTCCGGAATAAATACCATTTTACCATTGTTTCGGACGAAACCGGACACACCGTCGATTTCGGAAATGTCGCTCACGCGCTCTGGCAATATCCGCGCGAACGTATAGCCGAGGAACAGCGGCTCGAATCTCATGAGCCGCTCATGCCGGAAATTGGCCCAATAGACCCGATGGGGCATGAACACGGATTCCGGCCCCAGGACATCCTGGAGACCGAGGCAGACGCGCCCCTGGGCTTGGTGCGTTGATTGGACGGCTACCCACCTCTGGCTCATTTAGGCTCCTGTGGCCATAGGGACTCCTGTACCGCAGGAGACGGACGCTCTGTTATCCACTTGGCGTCGCGGTGGCGGCGATATTGGTATGCGCCGCAGCCGCCCTCATCATACGGGCGCACGCACCAGCGTCGGTTAAGCACCTCAATCCATTCGTGCTCGCATGTCATGCCGCCCTCCGTTCCGGAACCCGGACCTCGCAGTCACACGGCCACCCCACGAGTTCGGACCACTTCCCGTGCACCGGCCCGAGCTGGGCAAGCCGCATCCAACCCAAGCGCTCGTAGTCCGGGATCAAGTGGTGCGGCACAAAGGCTAAGATCGGGCAGAGGGAACGGCAGGTCATTCGGCGGCCACATCGAACTTAGTGGACTCGATCCCCCAGCCAGTCCATCCCAGCCTGGACTCGCGCGAGAACAATTCGAGGTAAGGGCCTTCGCAATATCGCCGAACCCGATCGAACATCTCGTCCGGCTTGCGGCTATGTTCGCGGACCGGGGCAAGGATAATCTCGCGGACGTCCTTTGCAACGCGCTTTGCATTGCCGCGGCGCGCTAGCAGTACGAACTCAGCATTCTTTCGCGTGGTCAGCCCGAGGCCGATATGCAAATCGCACTCTTCGAGCGGAAGCACCCGCAACTGCGTGCGCGAATGCGAGCGTTTGAGTTTGACCCATGTAAATGCCACCGCGGAATAGCGGAAGCCCCAGGCCTCGATCACCTCGAAAGCTTGGCGCAAGCACGGCCCCGTCGTCCAGAGAAACAGATGCGCGTCCGCATGAGCCAGTTCCCTTACGGGAAGAGCGGCAATATCGTCCGCCCCCATGACGGCGTAGTGCTTCTCGGCGTCGCGCCGGCTTGTCCAGTTGCCGACTTGCAGCGCGGTCCTGGCGCGGAAATGCCAGGGTGGATCCGCAACGATCGCGCGATAATGGCGATGCGGAAGATCGGCGAACGGATCGCTCATCCCGCGCCCCTCCGATCCAGCGCGGACCTCCCCGGCAGGGGATCGCCGAATGCAATTGCACTCAGGCTACGCGGTGCCGCAATGGCATGGTCGCGCTCGGCGATGACATCCTCCGGCGGGCGCGGAGGCCCCCTGTACGTGCCGCCCTCTCGCGCCGCGGCCATGGTTTCCCGCACCAAAGCCCGCTGGGTTCTCTCGCGCTCTCGGCGTCGGGCCTTGGCTTCAGCGCTGCGACGGTGGCCGACGGAGATGCGCAAACCACGGGAAAATGTCATTTCCTGTCGCCGTCCCGAAGTTTTTCGAGCATCGCCTGTAGCGTTGATTCCATGCTTTCTATCCGGGCCGCCGCCATTTCATTATCGTTGTGATATTGCGCGTCGCGCACCTCGACAAATCGACTCAACAGTTCTTCCCAAGTTTCGTGTCCCATCAGCATTTTTCTCCTCTCCTGCTCATTTCCTGCTCCCAAAAATGCAACTGCGATAGACGGGGTACAAATGCGCCGCCTTAATCGGGTCGCGCGATGGCCGGTATTCTCCATTCCGCTCGATCCACCCCGCCTTTATGGCGCGCTTCCAGACGGCTCCCCATGCGTTGAAATGCGCCGGGCGCAGTGAGCAGGCCGCCATCAAATCGTCGATGTGGACGGTCGGCTGGCAGCGGGCGAGCCAATAGATTGCGGATGCGGCGCCGGCCGCAAAATCTGGCGTGGTGAGCTCCTGTGCGGCGGCGGCCCGAGCCATGCCGGTGTCGCGACGCTGGCGGGCTTGGAATAGGTCGAGCTGGGTCATGCGGCCTCCGGAGGCTCGGGCAAGCCATCCGACTCGCGGCGGCGCTGGAAATCCGCACGGGCCTTGCGCGCCAACTCGATGAGCGCATTCCGCTTCTTGCGGTGGCTGCCGGGAACGATCGGTGACGCTAGCCGCGCAGGAGCTAGGCGCTGGTCGGCCTCCATGCTGGCGATGGCTGCGTCGGTGTACAGGATTGGGGGATCACGGTCGGTCACGACTGCCCCCTAATCGTTTCCGCAAGACCGGGCGATACCAGGAGATCGCCGGCATAGACGGGAGGCTTACCGAGGCGCTCATATTCGGCGAGGATCGCGGCGTTTGTTCTCGCCTGGTCGCGTTCGTCGCGTTCATGAGACCTTTCGGCGACAAGTTTCTTGAACCGATTCAGGCCGAAATTTTCCCCGTATTTCTCACGCAATTGCTCGAGCGTGGGGCGGTGCGATCGCACTGGCTCCTCGGCTCTGCGCTTCAAGGTTTCCGCAATCGCAGCCTCTACCTTGCTCGCCGAGGCGGCCCGCTGCGCCAGTTTCTCGCAAGCCTCAGAAACCTCCCGCACGGTCGGCAACCAGTCAGTTTGGCTTGCCAAACCAGTGCGGGGATCGGTGACCTCGACAACGACGGCCTCCGAATATCGCGCCAAGACGGCCGCGATCGACGTGATGAAAGTGCCGGGATCGTTGGCCTCACCCTTCCGAAATTGACCCAGCAAAAGGCGGGCTCTCGTCGTCGCAAAAGAGGTTCGTTCCGCTGAGTTCCGCGACGCGCTGGCGAGCTCTTTCGACGAGCGCGTCAGCGGCTGCAATGAGTGGGCTAACGGCTTGAGGCTGTCCATTTTTTGCTCCATTTTGAGCCGCCGGCTGGTCAGTCCAGCGTTCCTGATTGAGCCACGTCAACGGGTTGCACCACGGGCGATCGTCAGTTTTCCTGACGTAGCCGTGCAACCCGGCCATCAATTCCTCAAACGACACGCGGCGAGTTTTCCCAATTCTTTCAAGCTTATCGAGCGCGGCCTTGCGACCGACCTTGTTTGGGAATACCCCCCAAAATTTATCGGCGAAGTCCGGAGGCCAATCGGGGCCAAGCGCGCTCGCGCGCGTTTCTTTCTTTTCTGTCTCTGACTCTGTACTCTGTATCTGGTGGCGTTTCTGAAACGTTTCATCGCCGTTACTTTGAGCGTTTCGTTTACGTTCCCTGTGCTGTTTCACGCGGTCGGTTGAAACGTCACTCTTGTATTGCCTGCCGTTCCAATTGTGTGGCTCAAAGTAACCGCCTGGAACGGGGTCGAGAAGATTGCGTCCGGCAAGGAATGCAACGGCAGCCCTCGCCTTCGCTTCGGTCATGTGGAGGGCCAGCGCGGCATCAAGGGCAGAAGGTATTTGCCCGTCGCGGACGGCGGCGAGGCAGCATAAGTTGAACCATGCCTTGAACATATCTAGCGGGAGACCCTGGATTTTAGGGTCGTTCCTCGCCTCGGCGTATGCCCGCCACCAGCGCTCGGTCATACCCCGCACATTCCAACGATTGGTTTTGGCCCTTTAGACACCGCAAAGACCCTCGCATTCATTGTTGAATAGGTCGGGCTGGCCGGCTTCGGCGTCGGTGCGGAGGTCGACCTCATCGAGTGGCTTGCGGCTAGAGTGCATGTACTCGACCGTGCGCATCCCCCGCGCATTGCCGCCGAGCCTGATAGCCTTGTCGACCGCAACCGCATCGGCAAATTCATCCGGGGCGGCGTCGCGCATACGCCGCCAATGCGCATCGGAGTGAAACGGGCAGCCAATGCAGGACGACTTCGGCGGCTCCGGATAGTCGTGCGCCTTGAGCCATGCGAGGCAATCTCGGCGCGACATGCCCTTCTCGATCAGCGGATGGCGGTTGACCATCCAGGCCTGCCGCGCCGGTCGCATACGGATCGCCTCGTCGGTGCTGATGCCGATCCAGACCTCGGCGCTTGCCTTCTTGATCCGAGCGCGACGGCTGACGCCGAGCGATGTGCGGATGTCCCGCATGATCGGGATGAGCTTGTATTCCGACGTGCATTGCCGCCGGCCGATGCCAAGTTGGCCCTTCATGTCGGTGAAGAACGGGATCGCCGCGAAGCGCCCGCCAGACGTGTTGCGCCGCGCCAGAATGTTGGTCCGGATGTTCCCATTGCTCACGACATGGATCGGGAACGGCAGCACGTTTGACGACGCCAGCCACGCGAGATGGTCGTATACGGCCTTCGGCTCCCAGCCCGTATCGGCAAACACGGCGTGGTCCGGCATCGGCCCAATCTCGCCATGCGCCGCCATCAGCGCCATGGTGGTGCTCTGGACGCCAGCGCCGAGGGAGATGACGCGAAGCATCATGGTCGCCACCGTGCCGGCACATAGGCGCGAGGGGCGCAACTCCCGCAATAGGGCATCCCCGCCGCAAGGTCGGCCCCAGGAGCGCCACAGAATAGTTGATCGCGGCCGGTGTCTGGGCCGACCGGCCATCGGCAGGTCTCGGTGGTTAGGTCATAGATCGAGCAAGCGGTGACGGGGATCGGCTCTGGCTCGCACCGCAGCCTTGGCTGCGTGGGTTGCCCGATGCTCGCCTCCGGCGTCCACGGGGCCGGAATTCTTAAGGCGGGCTTCCGCTTGCGCTTGGCATTGGCGATCTTGGTGAACATGCCACCGTAAGTGTTTACGCCCCGCGTGACGGGCGGGGCTGCAGCCTTGGGCTTGCGAGGGCGCGGCATATGCCCTCGGCCGGGGACGTAATAGGACTCGCCCAGGCCGATCCGGTGAGCCCGACTGATGATCGAGTTGCGGCTGCGCTTGAGTAGTGCGGCGATGTCTCGCGCCGAAGTTTTTCCCCATTGAGCACGCAAGATGGCGTCCTCGTCAGGGTGCCAAGTGGACGCCGGCCCCCCCTTGTAGTCCGCAGATCCGCGGTCGCATTGGCAGCAATGGCAGCTCGAGACCCAGCGCTCTGCTCGGTGCCCATGAATACAGGGCTCGCCCGTGCAGTAGCGCAGGAGCCCCGCCTTGATGGCGTCGGCGCGCGATATAACAGGAAGCACATCCGGTTCGACCGGATTTGAGGTCATATCAAGCATCCGGCATCCCCATGCCCGGAGTGGAAACGAAACGCAGCGGTTACGTGGAACCAAGAACTCGGTGATGGTTCCTGTCTACTCTGTCACCCACAACCAGTCGGAGCCGTCCGCCCGGCTCTAGCCTACTCACGTTTCACAGGCTTGAGCCCTATCGCGGGCTTCCGGCCTCCACGCTTTCGCTCGGGATGGGCACCCAAGGATCATCGGACTTGCGGTCACTCATGAGCGGTGTCCTTCCAAGTAAACCAAGAGGTCGTTGCCGAGACGAGGCAAACGCCAATTGTTGGCACCGGCTCCGGTGCTCCTAACGCTATCAAGGCGAACCCGGCTAACAGGCCTGCCCCAACGCAAAAGACCGCGCGGATAATCATCGCGCTTCTCCTTTCAGACGACCTGTCGTCTCATTTTCTTGCCCCAATCATCTCGACGAGATCGGGTCGGAGGTCTCGCGGCGCGATTCCGGTCTTCTCGTATATTACCGGAAGCAAGTCTTTCCCAGGACGGCGGTTTTCGTTTTCCCAACGGGTGATGTTGGCTCGTGACGTGCCGAGAAGGTCGGCCAGCGCGGCCTTGGAAAGATTGTTGTTTTTTCGGAATTTGGTGAGCGGGTGAATGCTGGTCATGACGCGAGTGTTACCGGATCAGCAACATCCCGTCAATAGGCTTGTGTTGCCAAGGCGGCAATCCACATGCTAACGGTAGCCGGTTATGCTTACCGTTATGGTAACTCGTCTCGGCGTCTCGCGCGAGACCGTATGGCGCCGGATTGCAGGCAGAAAATAAAAATTGTTACCGGATCAGCAACATTTCGCTTGACGCCAGTGTTGCCGATACGGTAACGTCTCTCCCATCGAAACGGAGAGACCACATGACCGACCGCATCCAGTTCGCTTCCACCGGACTAGCGCCGCCCAATAAGCGGCGCGGGTATCGACTTTCGTGCGGCTGCTGTGTCGGCCCCGAGGAAGACCGCTGCTGCTGCTGGAACCATCAGGACCGGCCGCGCGGCATCCTTCCCAAGAAATGCACCCTGCATCAGATCGAACACGCAGACTGTAAAGCCGCGGAATAGCGGGGCGCGCCAGCCGGGGCGCGCTCGAAGTACCGGCGCCTTTCAACAGGAGTGACCGTGATGCGCATCCTTCGCGAATTCGCCTTCCACCTGCCGCACGCGCTGTTCGACCTCGCCGTGATCGGCTCGTTCCTATTCACCATGTTCGTGGTGATGGTCTTCTGGCTGGGAGTTGTCGTGCTCTGACAACGCTTTGATCTGCACAAGGAACTCGCACAATGACCGACCTCATCACAACGCTGGAACGGATCGACGCGCGTCTGCGCGCCAAGCGCACGACAGCCTCGACCGTTTGCCAATTCTGCGGCACCCAGCCGAATGAGAGTTCGCCGCACATCTGCCCCGACAGGGCGCAGGCTCATGTTTGCCCGTGGACTCCGGCTTCCGCCGAAAGCGCCCGCGCCAAGCGCACGATAGTCTCGTCGATCCGCACTGACTTTTGCGATCTACTCACTACTCTGACCGATAACATGCCTCCGCCCATCATGGGCGAGATGGACGCCGACGACATCGACGAACTCGCCGAGCACATGCGGCGGGTCATGGGGGCGGTCGAGAAATACGCCGAAGCCGTCATTGCCGACGCGAAATACCGGACATCTGGATTGGATTTCGACGTGAACGTGACGGGGCGGCTATCGGACATGCAGGGCGATCTGGTGGGCGCATTCAAGAACGCCGCCGAGGCAATGCGCGAGTTCGAGCGCGAGCATGAGGCCGACGATCTATGACCGTGCTTTTGACCTGCGGATGCTGCCTCGCCATCGGTTTCCAGGCCGGCGCTCTGATGGTGGCGACGAGCCTGATCCTGACCGAGCGGGACACGGAGCCCGCGCGGATACGGGCACCGGAGTCGAAGATATTTCCGAGCTACCAGCGTTATTTGATGCAGAAGGGGTGAGTAATGAACACGCAAGCCATTGCCATGCGGCCCGAAGCCGAGAACACGGCGCTCGTCCACATGATCGAGCGCGTCGCGCGTGATGTCTCATTCCCGATCGACCGGCTCGAAAAGCTCATGGAGATGCACGAGCGCGTATCGGCGCGCAATGCCGAGTCGGCCTGGAATGAGGCCATGGCTGCGGCACAGACGGAAATGCGGCCGGTCGTCAAGGATGCCGACAATCCGCAGACGCGATCAAAATATGCGAGCTATGCCGCGCTCGATCGCGCAATCCGTCCGACCTACACGAGCCACGGCTTCGCCCTAAGTTTTAACACCGCGCCAGACGCCCCCGAAAACCACGTCCGCGTGATCTGCGACGTGATGAACAAGGGGCACTCGCGCCGATATTCCATCGATATGCCGGCCGATGGCAAGGGGGCCAAGGGCGGCGACGTGATGACGAAGACGCACGCCACTGGCGCGGCCGTCACCTATGGCATGCGCTATCTCCTGAAGATGATCTTCAATATCGCCACGGGCGAGCGGGACGACGATGGGAACGGCGCTGGAGGCGGTGGCGACACCCTGAGCGACAAGCAGATCGAAACGATCCAGCGCCTCATTCAGGAGAGCGGATGCAACATTGACATATTTCTCAAACTCGCCAAGGCACCGAGCGTCTGCGACATCCAATCCACCAAATTTGCCGAGGCCGTGGGTTGGCTGGAGCGCAAGAAGGCGGCGAAGCGAGGTGCGCCATGAAGATCATTGAATGCGTGCAGGGCTCACCAGAATGGCATGCCGCCCGCGTCGGCCGCGTCACTGCAAGCCGAGCCTCCGACGTTGTAGCAAGAATCAAAACTGGGTGGGGAGCCTCCCGCGCCAACTATCTCGCCGAGCTAATCGCCGAACGTCTAACCGGCGCCGCAGCCGAAGGTTACACCAACGCGGCTATGCAATGGGGCACCGATAAGGAACCGGAGGCCCGCACTGTTTACGAATTCCTTTGCGATGAACCCGTAGTGCTGGTCGGGTTCGTCGAACATCCCACAATCGCGGCGGCCGGCTGTAGTCCTGACGGACTAGTGGGAGACGATGGCATGCTCGAAATAAAATGCCCGAGCACATCGACGCACATCGATACGCTTTTGGGCGAGGCCGTCCCGTCGAAATACATCACGCAAATGCAGTTCCAGATGGCCTGCACCGGCCGGAAGTGGTGTGATTTCGTCTCCTATGATCCGCGCCTGCCTGAGAGCATGCGCCTGTTCGTCAAGCGCGTGCATCGCGACGATGCCGCCATAGCCACGTTGAACGCCGAGGTGACGACGTTCCTCGCCGAGCTCGACAGCAAAATCGCAGCGCTCACCAAGATTTATCAGTGGGAGGCCGCATGAAACCGATCGCCATAACCGGCCAGCTCGTCGATGTTCGCAACATAGCGGCGCATAAGTCTGCGCGGTTGCTCATTGACGTTCCCGCCGAGCAGGCAGCCAGCATCATCGCGGCATTCGGCTGGCCGACGATGGTGAGCCCGGTTCCGGTAGCGGTGGCGAGGTTGACTAACCCCGTGATGGATCAAAGCGAACTCGCAGGGCAAAAGCAACTGGAGTCTGCTAGCCCTCCGCTTGCGTCCTGTGCGCCGAACAGCGGGTTCGATTCCCGCGACGGGGGCCAACCAGAAGCGCCGAAGGCGAGGCGGCACTGGGATGACTTATCTCCAGCACAGCAATGCGGGATCCGATGCGCCGATCCAATCTTTCGCAAGTTCCTTGAGGAAAACTATGGGCAGGAATTCAATAACGAGGACTCTGCAGCGATGTTTATGCGGGATTACTTCCGCATAGAATCGCGAAGCGATCTGACGGCGAAGCATTGGTCCGCGTTCGATAAAACCTTCCAGGCCTGGAAGGTTGCCGACCGGGTAGGTGCATGATGGCCTATCGCATCGCAGCCCCCGCCCCGCCGAGCAGCCTGTTCAAATCCACGCGCCTCATCAGAGAGCGGCGCAAGGACTTGGGCCGCCACCCACGAGAGCGTGACCCCGAGCACCTTGCCGCCATCCGCCAGTGCATGTGCCTCTCCTGTGGACGGCAGCCCTGCGGAGAGGCCGCGCATGTGCGGATGTCCGAGCCGGGCAAGCCCAACGCGGGAATCGGCGCGCGGCCAGACGATAAATTTACGTTGCCGTTGTGCCACTCCTGCCACATGGAGCAGCACGCCGTTGGCGAGAGCGCATTCTGGGAACGCGAAGGCGTCGCCCCGATCTTCGCAGCGCAACAACTCTACCACTACTCGCCCAATGTACCGGCAATGAAGGCTGTATTGCGGGTGATCAGGTTTTATGCGGAGAGGAAATCGTGAGCGAGCACACATCTGGGCCATGGCGTTGGTTGCCGGGAGATCACCTTGTTGGTGATGCAGGGCGAACGACAATCATCCGTGATGGGGCCGGCGTGTACAACGCAACCGAGGGCGACAAGCTACTGATCGCCGCCGCACCGGAGATGTTGAGCGCCCTTCGCGGTCTCATCGATATCGCCGAAGGACGAACCAGCGACGTTCCCGGCTGGAAACAGATTGATCTCGCACGCGCCGCCATCGCCAAGGCGGAGGGCGGCACATGACCTACGCCCATACTCATGATCGCGCCATCCGCACGCAAGGCCATCATGACGGCGAGCGCGGCTTGCCCTCCAGGGCGCGGCAGTATGCCGGCCTGCAGCGCGAACTCTACGAAAGAGGATATGGCAAGGGGTATGACGTGAGATACCGCGCCGATGCGGCCCGCAAGCAACATGGCAATAAACGGGATGGGGAAAGGGCCGGTCCATGACCTTCGCACTCGAAATCTACCTCGCAGTGACCTTTGGTGCCGGCGTCGGATGGCTGCTCTGCGCGATGTTCACGACAGGCCACCGCGCCGACGATGCAGAGTACATCAGGCAGGCCGGACTCAAGCTCGACGGCAGCCGCGCGCTCAACCGCGCCCTGACCGAGGAAAACGAGCGCCTGCAGGCCGAGCTATCGGAATTGAACGCGCTTCGCCGTGATGGGCGGGCCTCGCTGAGGGGAACGCTGCAATGACCCCGCGCCAGGTAGAGCTGCGCCGCCTCATAGAGAGGCTGAAAGTGTTGCGTTCCAACAGCCGTGTTCCGCACGCCAAGGCGACGCTGGGCGAGGCAATCGTCGTTGTTGCTGCCGCCCTGGCGCGCTGCGAGCAGGAACAGGGCGGCGACTTTCCATCGGAGGCATTCATTTAATGAACATGCACAATTTCCCCCTTGGTCCCGCCAAGCCCGGCGACGGACCAACGCCTGACGGGGGCCGTTTCAGCCGGTCCCCGTCAGGGACTCCAATCGGAACTATGGCGCCGACCGCAAACGGCGTTGAAATAGTTCCGCACCAGCGCGCACCGAGTCCTCCCCGGATTGCGGTGCGCGCCCTCTCTCCCATCACCGCAGGCCCGGCCGCGCTTCGCGATGCGCTTTTTCGGTGCGCTGACGCAATGGCCGACGGCTTCGGCCGCGACCGGGAGCGAGAAGAGATCGAACGCAGAGCGCGGGCGTGGGAACAGAGGCAACGACATGGGTGAGAACACGAAAATCGAATGGGCCTCACACACATTCAATCCGTGGCTCGGTTGCACCAAGGTCGGACCCGCCTGCGACCATTGCTACGCCGAAGACATGATGGCGAACCGCTATCGCCGCGTGAAATGGGGTGCTGGCGAGGATCGCGTGAGGACATCGGCCGCGAATTGGCGTGAGCCGTTGCGCTGGGATCGCATCGCGCAAGAGGAAGGGTCGCGCCCGACCGTCTTTTGCCTCTCGCTCGGCGATATCTGGGACAACGAGGTTGATCCGCTGTGGCGGCGCGACCTATTCGCACTCATCGAGAAGACGCCGCACTTGACTTGGCTACTGCTGTCCAAGCGCATCGGCAACGCCATCAAGATGTGCGACCCGATGGCGGGCAATCTTCCTCTGCCAAAGAACGCCGCGCTCGGCGCGACGATGGTTACTCAACCGGAATGGGACAGGGACGCGCAGAAGCTTGAAGAAGCGCGTGATGCCCTCGGCGCGATGTTCTCGTTCGCCAGCGTCGAGCCCATGCTCGGTCCGATCGATGCGCGCCGGCATATGCCGGATTGGGTGATTGTTGGCTCGGAGAGCGGCCGAAGCGCGCGGCCCTGCGATCTTTCTTGGGTCCGCAGCCTTCGTGATCAGTGCGAAGCTGCCGAGGTTCCGTTCTTCTGGAAACAGCACATCGAGAACGGCCGCAAAATATCATCCCCCGAAATGGATGGACGGAAATGGCTCGAATTCCCTCGAATCACCGCTTAGCCGAACGTGATCTGATTAAGCTTGTGCATGATGGCGAATGGGAAATTGATCCGGATGGGTCGATCTGGCGCGTCTGCATACGCACCGGAGACAGCCGTGGTGGCACCCGCTTGACTCCATGCAAGCGGAGGCGCGTCGAAAAGCTGCTGCCCAGCGGTTATCTTATGGTTCGCGCAATGCGGGGTGGTCGGCGCGTCTGCGGGCTCGCTCATCGTTTGGTCTGGCAGCATTTCAAGGGCGACATTCCAGAAGGGATGACCGTCAACCACGATAACGGAATCAGAGACGACAATCATCCGAACAACTTCGTCCTGGCCACATATTCAGACCAAGCGAAACACGCTCACGGCACCGGCCTGCTGGACCAGCATGGCCAACGGAACCCTGCCGCCAAACTCACGGATAATCAAATCGCGCAGATTCGCCTTGCTTATGCGAGCGGTCGCTACACGATGGACGTTCTGGCAAAGAGATTTGGCGTCAGCTTCCAGCACATATCGAAGTTGGTGCGCGGGCAGCGTCGGCCTAAGCAGGGCGGACCGATATCTGGGGAAGATCAGCGTCACTCGGTCTGCGAGCGAGACCAAAAGACTGGCCGATTTGTCGGCAAGCGCTCTGGCCGCCTTCTCGACGGACGCACACATGACGGGATGCCCGCATGAGCGAATGGAAACGCCTACGGGCCTTGCGCAACTATGTGCCAATCCGATTCCTCGATCGATGGGCCGGTTGCGGAGACGACCATCAGCCGAGCCGCGTCGCGATCGAATGCAATCTGTTCCACGGCCTGCCGACGAAGGCCATGCGGGCGTGGATCGAGCAGGGAGAGGCCCCATGACCTCCCGCCCCGGCTGGGACAGCGAACCTCTCTGGTATGTGACAAAGGACGGCGATGTGTCCTGCCTCGAACTCTACGAGCGGCACTATTCCTGCTACCGATACCGAGACGGCCGACGCCGCAGCCAATTCGTCGGCCCCGGAGAGCACATTGTTCTCCGAACCGGCGATGCCGACGCCATGTTCGTCTGGCGAAACTTCATCGACGACAGCGGCCAGGAAGGCATCAACTGCGCCGTCTTCCGCAACGAAGGCCCCTGGCAATCCTCAGAGCTTATCCGACAGGCTGACGCCGTTGCTGATTTCTGCTGGCCTGGTGAAAGGCATTACACATACGTCAATCCGAAAGCAGTCCGGAGCAGCAATCCGGGCTTCTGCTTTATGGCCGCTGGATGGCGGCGATGCGGAGTGACCAAGAGCGGCCTGCACATCTTGGAGCGCCTACCATGACCCGCCCCGGCTGGGACAGCGAGCCATGAAGATCGATGTTATCTGCGCTCGCTGTGGCTCGCTCACCGCAAAAGAAGCGGGCTGTGTCAACCGCTCAACGCGGATCGGGGCGCCGATCTATTGCGGTCTCAAGTGCGCAGGGCTGGCCCGCCGCAAGCACAAGACGATAGCGCAGAAGCGCGAGGAAAAGAGGATTTACGACGCAGACTACCGGGAAAAGAATCTCGCGCTCTTGAAGACGAAGAACGCGGAGAGACACAAGCGCACATACGACCCCATCAAAGCCGCCAAAGTGCGCAAAAAGCGCATGCCCTCCCACGTCGCGTATTGCCAGCGTCCAGAGTACAAGCGTTGGAAGTCTCAATATGACCGGAAGTACAGAGCACTAAAGTACTTTGGAGAGTTTGCCGAGGCATTTCTTGCTCTCCGAGAACTCGACCAGAACATCGCTGAAAGGATCACCGATTATGAAACGCGCCAAGAAAACGGGACTTTTGGTAAAACACAGCAACGGCGTCGCCAGGACTACGCAGAACAAAGCCGCGAAGCAGGCCGTCGCCGTTATAAGGCCGCTGACGGCCAATAGCCTGAAGGATGTCCTATGGGAAACTTTGCTCGATATAAAAACCGAGCAGATGTTGCCGAGCCGCGGCGACGCCATTGCTGGGCAGGCACGGGAAATCCTCCGCACGGTCAAGACGCAGATGCAAGTCGCCGCGCAGAGCAAGCGACCGCTCCCGATGGAAGTCGTCGAGTTTTCCGAGAAGAGATGACCATGATCCGCCCCGGCTGGGACAGCCAATCCACCGAAACTGAATCCGAGCGCGCCGACCGCTGGCAGGCGACCAAGGCGGCACGCATTGCCAAGGGCCTCTGCCCGCTGTGTGCGAAGCCGGCGAAGGAATGCAAATGCGAGGCGCACGGCGGGGCGCTGCCGTGGGAGGCGCTGGCATGAAAAGGGAAATCACCATCGGAGAAAAATACGGTCCGGCCATGCTGATCGAAGATCAAACCGAAGCCGATGCCTATTTCGAGCAATGCGTCGAGCATACTATGTCGTTCGGCAACCCGCGTACCGAGGCCGAGAAGATTGAGCGCGCCAACCTCGGTTATTTCGCCGGATACCACGACAACGAGACGCGATTGCGGGTTGAACGGTTGTTCCGCTGTGAACATCCCATCTTCGGCCCGATCGCCCGCAATGGTCCGCCGACGTTCAGCGACGCATTGCGCGCCGGAATCGAGCGCGGGAGAGCACTTAAGTCATGACCCTCCGCTTCCACCTTCCACCCGGAGGCGACGAATGAGCGATCCTCGCAAAGAAGTCTGGATCGATTACACGAACCACCGTGGCGAGCGGGCATGGCGGCACATATTGCCGCTGGGCCTAATCTCATTCGAGAACAGCCAGTGGCATCCAGAAACACAATGGGTGATGGAGGCCGTTGACTTGGACAAGAATGCCATTCGCGACTTTGCGCTCGCCTCGATCCACGAATGGCGAGGGTCGCCACCCGGAGGCGATGTGCCATGAGCGTCGAGATCAGAAAGAACGATGACGGCTCTATAGATGAGGTCATCGCCAATGGCGCCATCCACCTCGAACAGATGGACAAAAATGCGTGGTATCTCGGAATCGATGCCAGCGATGGAAGCCACTGGCAGTTCTGGATGGGGGCCAACGGCAACTGCCGTGTCATGGTTCGCCAGACCGAGATGACGCCCGGAGGCGATGTGCCCAGATGAGCGGCATTCCTAAGCGGGTGATCTTTTTGGACGTTCCCGCGGACGACATGATTCTTGCCGTTCGGGCTGCAAGATGGCTCGGCGAGCGTTTTACGAAAGACGCCATTCTTGCATACGGAGAGGATAATGGGGACAGCCTCAAGCACTTCTACGTCAGGCGCAACAAGGCCAGCATCACCGTGAGACCGTGCTGAAAGAGACATGCCGAGATGAGCTACGATCGCCCGCCCGGCTTCAATCCGTCGCGTAGACGGATTCAGGATCTACCACGGATCGGCCGATCTCAAGGACTTGCAAGAGGCAGCACGGCCCGGATCAATCCAGATTCGGCTGGATTGGCATTGCCTTGAGGAGGAGCGCGACGTGAGGGCTGAAATTGAACGACTCAAATCCGAGCGCGACGCTGCCAATGCCAGGATTATGGCCCAGGCTAACGAATGGCGTATGGCCTATAATGCCCTCGCCGCCGAGCGCGACGCGCTGCGGGAGGCGCTGGAAGGCGTCCACAAGTACGTGCTCGTCATCGAGAGCGCCGTCCGCAATAGCGACCCGTCGCAGCATCGAGCGGTCCTAGATGTCCTCATGCCGGTTTCCGCCTATTTTGATGCGCTGCGGAGGCAGGGGAGCGGATCATGAGCGATTCAGTCAGCCGCAAAATAGTTATCGGCGTCCTTTTTGACACCGTAACCATTGAAGTCATTTGCGGCGACGAATACGAGGCTCAGGTTCTCTATGATGACCTCGTAGAGCGGATGAAGTCAGGGGAAGGCATTTCACTTAGCATCAAACCCAGTGAGGCTAATTGTAAAACACTGTAAAACAAACACCGAAAACCCAAGCAATTCAAAGGCCACGCGGAAATGAGACATTTCCAAGGAAACAGGTCAACCCTTTGATGGCACAAGCAAAGCGTTTTCCAAGCAGAGGGCAAAACACCGTGAACGATGCCGGAACATGCCGCCGACTTGTACAACGTTGCAGATGAAACTATCGGCCAAAAGGGGAGCGCTTTGATGGGTGGCGGCGCAGCTTTCAGTGGTGGCGGACATGTTGTCGGAGGGAGCGCCGGTCGCCTTCGGAGCATCGGGGTTGCCAATGGGTACGAGGAGGAATGGATGGCAAAGACCAAGAAGACGATCGAAGACGAGTTGCGCTTCCGCGGGATCGCACCGGAGGTCATCGCCGAGATCAGCCATAAAATTGAGGAGCCATCCTGCGCTCCCGCAATCATTATATCAGTTCTGGCGACTGCGCTGGTCCTCACGCTGATATTCGTCGGGATATGGGAAAGCACTCCCTAGGCGCGTCACCCCCACCCCAACCAGAGGCGGAGCGATGATTGCCTTGAGGAGGAGCGCGACGTGAGCGAATGCCTGTACTGCAAAGGCGAGCCGGAGCCCGGCTTCATCGAGACATTGAACAACGGTCCGATTGTCGCGTGCCCGTTGTGCAATAAGGACTACGACACGCCGCAGAGGCGACGAGAGCGGGAATATGAGGCCGCGATGGCGCAGATGGCGCTGCGGAGGCAGGGGAGCGGAGCATGAGACTTGGCGTCGAGCTTGGATACGTCGAGACGATCGAGAAGCAGGAAGCCGAGATCGCCCGCCTCCGCGCCGAACTCGCTGCATCTCGTAGTTCCGCGTATGGGGCTGCGGAAGAAGTCAATCGGCTTGGCAAGGAGATCAATCGCCTCCGCGCCGAACTCGCCGAGGTCAAGGCGCTTCATGATGTATCTTTGGCGGCATGTGATACGTGGCGAGATGCGGCTCGCCGCGACGCCGAGCAGATCGCGCGGCTGCGAAAGACGTTAGAGCCGTTTGCCGAGGCGGCGCGCTGGTACGACCGAGACTATTGCACGGAAGACGTGGTGCTCTGGCAGAGCCGTTATGGCATCTCAGTCAGCCTGAAGGTGGACCATCTTTGGGCGGCACGCACCGCCCTCGCTCCCCGTCCACCAGAGGAGGCCGAGTGATGGCGACCGAAGCTGAGATTGAGGCTGCTTGCAGGGCATTCCATCCCAGAGAGACGCCATCTGGCATCAAGATAATGGGCTGGGACGACTACAGCGAAGGCGTGAGACATCAATGTCGGTTCTATATGAAGCTAGCCCTTGAATCCGCCGAGGGCGCCCGCGCCGCCCTGGCTACCGCCGCGGAGCCCGCCAATTGCAAATAGTTTTGAACGCAACTATTGTCCCGATCGAACTTCGTCCATTGCCATTTCGCCGGTCCGCGTGCGCAAGCTTCTCGTCGCCCAGGCTGGCGGTCAGACCACCGACCTTGTTCCCCGTCAACTTGACAAAAGGTGATATCTACCTTCTGTTGTTATGCGCTCTGAAGCTGACTCCAAAGGAGAAATGAACATGACAGAAATCAAAGAGTGGAAGATAACAGAAGAACAGAACGCCTCTCAATATGAGGATGGCTGCGGCTGCGTTTGCGGAATTGCTATGGACAAAGCGTCACTCCGCCATCGTGAACCCGGCTTCCTGAGTCTCCCTCATTGGGAGCCACTTTTGAAGCCAGTTTCCCCAGCGTCTGATATCTTTCCGTAAAACTATATGTCTGCCTGGAGGAGCCACCGGGGCGACCCACGGCGTGTGGAACCGGTGCACTTCTCCAGGTGAACCGTTCTCGACGACGTGAGAGAGCGGGAACACCCACACATCAATTCCGTTCTCATCTACGAACCTTCTATTCAGCTCTCCATTACATTCGCGCAAGGTCTTTGCCGTCCATACCGCAAAAAACTTTTCGCCCGGCTTCACGACGTTCGGTTCCATGTGGAAATCGGAGGTCTCGACACACGGATCATTCCTAAGCATGTAACAGACGACCCCGAACACGAGCCCACCGATTAGAAATGAAATGAGAAACGGCCTCGGACGCATTACTGACCCCTTATCCATTCGATTATCTTGGAAAAACCTTGACTCACCGCTGCGACCGCCGGAGCGGCCAGAAGGAACATTCCGAGCAATTTGAGAAGCCATTTGTTTCGGCGGCGTTCCTCCAGCACTGTATTAAGCTGCTCTGCGGGGCCGTCCTTTCTGAAGAATAATCTTATTTGCGCCCGTTCGTCCGCATTGAATCTTTCGGACATTTGCTCTCGGTTGAAGTCCTCGAACAACTTTTTCAGGTCATCTTCATTTTTGGTCACTTCCCGGCTCTTGAATTGGTCGCTCTTGTTTTTCTCTCGGCGCTTCAGTGCCTCGTCACCAACACGTAGATAACCGTAATGATGGCCGCGATGGACGCCGCGGCGGAGAAAATCTGCATCACGTCGACGCGGCCCCTGAGCGTCTCGACGCGGTCGATGCGGCCCTTGATGTCGGAGAACTTCTCGTCATCGTTCTTTACCATGCTGGAGAGGAGGACCTGCATCTGGTCGAACAGCTTGGTGTAGGTGGTGTCCATCTTCCCGATCGTCGTGTTGATGTACTCGGTCGTGAGTTGTCCCAACTCCTTCTGCCCCTGCAGGGCGAGGGCGGTCTGCTTGTCCCGCTCGCCGAACTGTATCTGTATCCGCTCGAAGTGCCCTTGGTCCACCTGCCTGATGGAGTTGATGTGCTCGTTGATGGCCTTGAGGTCGGACTGTATCCGCATCTCGAGGTTGCGTATCTCCCGGTCCAGCTGCGCCGTCGTCAGGAGCGTGGGGTCGGGGATGGGCACCAACCGCCCCCCCTCCATATGCCCGCGCCTGTCGTCGCCCTCAGCCATCGTTCGGGTCCGGGGCATCGTCTATTAGTGTCTGCGTCCGATGGAATGCGAGACAGGCGTTCATCGCCCCCGCCCATGCAATCGTGTATTGCAGCTTGACATTGGCATCCTTCCCCGCCGCCTCCTGGAAAGCGGCGAGGGCTGCCTGCCAAGCTTTGAGGTCTGGTATCTCATCCACCGAACACCGAGAACACCAGCCAGAAGGCGACCATGATGACGAACGTGGCCCCGAACGCGATCAGGAACCGACGCGGGGCACCACGCATATCATGCGTCCAACGGTGCCGCAGAGTCAGCAATCTCTCATATTCGCTACGTCTCATCGAACGCTTCCGAACGTCGGAACGTGTATCCCGGCCATACCGAGCAGTACGGTGATGACGTAGAGCACGATCACGGCCACCAGCAAGATAATCAGCACCCGCAGAATAGTCGTGAACGGTTCCGACATCGGGATCAGCGGCAGAAGCAGATTCACACAATACCATACCACACCGAGGAATATGACTAGCAGGATGAGGCCGATGACTGCTCCGATCATTGTCGTTCTCCTTTTTCAAAAAGCAGCCCCGGCCGTTGAGGAAGCCGGGGCCGCTACGCCTGACGGCTGCACGGGGCACAGGAGGGTGTGGGGGTTGTGCTTCCCGTCAGGGCGTGTCCATCAAGTGGGCGTAGCAACTACGGCCGCCGCAAGCTTGGCAGCTCGCGAGGCCAACTCGGTTGACACCGCATCGATACGTGCGAGCACCGTGGGATCGGTCACGCCAGCCTTCAGGTCGGCAATCATGGAGGCGAGCCGAGTGAATGCAGCCTCTGCCGCATCTTCGGAATCATCGATAGCTTTGGTGTTCTTTTCAAGAGCGTCGAGTTGGTCGGTAAGCTGAGACATGATTGTATCTTCCTCTTTTTTGACCGCTTGTAGCAGTCGATGGATAGCATCGAGTTTGGTATTCAGTGCCGTGAGATCAGCTTGCCAGACCCACATAATCGGCGCCCCAATCTCACTGCTTGCTGTTTGTAAGAAGCTTGTAGATGGCCCAAAAGAAGTAGAATGGCCGCTTCCACCAGGGCAATTTGTTTTGTTCGGCCATTCTAGCCTCCACTTGGGCTCCTGCCAGGGTCCATCGTGACCAAACCTTTTAAGCCTGGCCCAAGCCCTACGCAAGAAATTGCGATCACCAGCAGACATACCTGCCTTTTCTCCACCCGCAGTTCGTAGGACCTTTCGGTGCAGGCGGCGGGGCTACCAGCACTGGCCCCGTGCAGATCAGGTTGTCACCATAGCGGTGGCAAGTCGGAGGGTCCGCCGGCTTGGACGGGATCGGGCAAGACCAAACATTGTCCTGCAACTGATTGCAGTCCGTATCGTCCTGCGCGAAGGCTGGAGCACAGAACGATACAATCGCCACAAGGGCCAAGATCGTCTTCATTGCTTGATCCTCTTTGCCACGACTTCATCGACGGCCTGCTTCATGGCAGCCTTGTGGTCGATCGGAGCAGCACCCTGCGCCGACGTTTTCTGCTGGAACAACGCTTCGATGTCCTTCAAAAGCGCCGCCATTGCAGGGTTTGTCAGGAGAGAAAAAAGTAGAGTTACCCAATTCATGGTCGATCTCCTTGTGTTATCGCCTCATTGAGACGGTGGGTGGGACGTAGGCAGGCGGGCCACGACGACCGATGGTACGGTGGGGTCCATGGCGAGCTTCTGGAGTTCGGGTGCCGCGGCCGGTGTGACCTCGATCGGCTTGATCTGCGGGTTGGCTCCCGTTGCGAGTTGAGCGGCCGCGGCCAACTTTCCTGCATCAGAATGGATGAACCTATCCCGGATCACAGGAACAAGCATCATGGCGATGCCGGCATAGAATTGAATCGCCTCTGGCCCCGCAACAACGGATGCAATATCCGGGCTTATAGTGACACCTCTCGTTGCAAGGCCAGAGCCGATCCACTTCGAGGCAGTCCCCAGATAGCTAATCATCTGGTCCTTAGTAGGATAGAGAAAACTCAGCATTTCCGGTTTCCTTTGTTAGGAGAAAATCCACGCGATTACGCTGGCCACTACGGCCAAGGCGAAGAACGCGAACAGCCCGCCGATCGCGAGAATGGGGATTATGCCGTTCTGAGGAGCGAGGCCCATCACACACCCCCGACCGGCACGAAACAGCGGATGTAGTAGCGCTGTGCCGGTTCCTCATACTGAGCGCCATAGTCGTGATACCAGACGACGGCCTCCTCATAAGGATTGCCAGCGTCGTACACCACCGCATCAGGCGAGACCTGAATCCATGGATTGTCGGGGTTATCGACGTTTAGTGGGACAAAGAAATGTCCCTCGCTGTCGACTTTGAACGCTGTCTTATGCCCATCCGCGATGTCGCAACACGGCACGCCGTTCTTGCTCTTGACCGACTTGAACCACTCCCGCGTCGTCGGGTCAATGTTATCGAATTGTCCAGCGAATTGCTCCCGCACCCACATCAGAATCGTACCGTCATCCAACTCGACGCGGGTCTGACGGCATTCCCCGCCGACAGGACAGGATTGCCAACGCCAGATCTCCTTCTGAAGCAATTTTGTAAAGTCTTCGCCCAGTTCTTGCGCATGCGCCCGCATGCCCAGCGCCAGCAGGAACGCAGCAATCGTCACCGCGAGGATGACAAGCAGACCGGCGAATGTTACGGGATCGATTCGGTATTTCATGCCATATCTCCAGCCCACTTGTTCATGGCTGGGTCTCCGGGTGGGCTTCGGTCTTCGGCAATTTCGCCTCAGCTTCAGCGAGGCGTTTCTTCAGATCCGCGATCTCGGCGAGGAACTGCGTCGCATAGGCCTGCGCCTGCTCGCTGTCGGAGAGGAAGCGGGATCGCTGGGCCTGGCAGACGCCGAGCTGGATGGTGGGGTCGAGGGGAGGAAGTGGTTGCTGGGCCATGGCGGAGGGAACGTTCAGAATGAAAAACAAAAGGACGAGGCGAGCCATCGGGGGGTGTCCCTCACAAGCATGTGTAGCCGTAATTGGCGCCTGCCAAAGTTCCCGTTATGACGAACTGAGCAGTGGTAACAGATGACACATACGCCCCAGTTGTGCCGATAGCAGCAGCAGCGGCATTGGTCGGCTGTAGCCAGCAATTGCGTGGAGCAACCCCCCGCGTCGCAGAAAAAACAACTGTGCACGTTGCCGTAGCCGCGCCTCCAATTGTTATGTTCCCCGATTGATCTGTACTACCTGCCACAACAGCCCCATTGGCTGCGGCTCCGCAGGCCCCATTTGCAATGGTAGGTATGCTAGCCCCAGAAGCGATCTGGTTATACGTAAAGTTAGGAACACTAAAGTTGGTTCCTCCCCCGTTAGTGACAATATTACCAGATAAGTTCCAGCCATTAGGAGAACCAACAAAAGGATTTGTAGCCGCAGTAGGAGTTGTTGAAAATACTACATTTCCAATTGCTACTCCAACAGACAGAGTTCCATTTTGTATTTTGAACTGCGGGGTTTTAGGAGCTGACACACCATCAATAGTGTTATTAATTAAAGTAAGAACACCAGAATTTGCATAATTTACAACTAAGTTATCAGCATTAAGACCATTCGCAGCCCAACGACACCCCTGAATTGTTATCGGCCAAGGGCTAGAAGTAGCATTGGGTTGCTGCAAAAGTCTGTTTGAATTTTCAAAATTACAACCGATGATGACAATCGAATCGTCAGCACTCCCAAGATCGAAGTCAGCAACCGTATTACTTCCCCCCGCGCCTCCAAACCACCTAAAACTACCAGAATTGTTAGGCCCGCTAGCCGCCTGAGTCGTACAGACGCCTCGCTGACCAGTTACGAATTGTGAATTAATAAACGTGTGCGTCTTCGATTGACCGTGTTCAATGCTGAAAGCGCAATTAACGTAGTTAATAACGCTGACTGAATCAATATAGTTAAGATCGTTATTCGCGTCTGTTCCAGACCCCCCACAATCATTGCCAGTACACCACTGCATGCCCTTTGTAAGGCCATTTCCACTGGTCCCATTCATTGAAATCTTATAAAAATTGTTGGCCGTATTACTTAAACCTGTCACAGTCTCAGAGCGGATTGCAACCGCGAGGGGAGTAGAATTGTTAGAAAAAATACCAAACCTCTCAAAGTTTGAATCTCGAACTCCACGCAGCCTCAGAAATGGGTCCGTATTATTGCCTGCCCATATAAGAGCCGTTCCCACCAGATTAGCTACCGAAGTATTACATCCGATCATGGAAAAACCAGACACTCCAGATACCGAAGTAATATCTATGGTTCCTGATACAAAAGTGATTCCGCACGGGAGCAAAAGAACCGCCCCACTTTTAGACAATGTAATAGCTGGAATAGTCCCCCTGTCTGGCACCCCCCGAGCATCACATACCCCGCCCTCTCCAGTTATAGCAGCAACACAGGCTGATATCTTATCCCCCACGGTAGCCCCAGAAAAATTCGTAGCATAAAGAACATTAGCTGCCCCGGATGCCGTAGACGCAATAATATCCAGAAGCGTTTGTCGGCTATTAAAAGGAGTAATAAGACCCGACGAATTATCAGGCCACAAAGAGTTAACCTCTGCATTCAATTGCGTAGTGGTCTTATTAGATCCGGTTTGAGCCAGAACCATATGTGGCATAAAAACTAAAAACAGCGCAACGATAAATCTAGTCATCGGACAGCCTCATTTTTTTTTCAAGAACTTAATTTCTTTTTTCAGGGCGTCATTGTCAAATTTAAGCTGCTGGATTGCAGCCACTAGTAAAGGAACCATTTCATTATACTTCACGGCACGAGGAGTAACACCATCATTCTCGTAAGTAATCCATTGACGATCAACAGAACCAATTTGCTCGGCAGTAAATCCGACGTGGAGCATTCCGTCATCCATATTAGAATCTGAACGATACCGATATGACACAGCGTCAAACGCCAACACGTCGGCCAAAGCTCTTTCACGAGAAATCGATGCAATACCTTCCTTGAACCGCGCAGAAGACGCTGCGCACCCTGTAGCCCACACTTGAACAGTCAAAGCGGTAGACGTGCCGGGAGTATTGCACACCGCATTAGTTCCCGTAGCCGAGGCTAAAGTGGCGCTGATGCTCCCCGCGAAGGTCGCCAGTTTCGTACTATCGATCGTCAAGGCCGTCACAAAGGCGTTCTTTGCCGTGCCAGATCCACCTGCCGGACTGACCTGGAAGATGAAACTACCGCCTGCACCGCTTCCTGTACTTTGCGATGCCTGGTGTATCCAGTTAGCACCAGCGGTGTCCATAGTTCCAGCAACGACACCTTGAACGCCAAATGTCTGTGCAACAGGCGCGGCTGCGTCGATGGCGCCCATATGGATTGTGGCTGCTGCGGTATTGCTCAGGATCGCCGCATTAGGCGCCATCCTGAATTCATTGACACCTACGGCAGTATTGACAATCGAAAGAGCGTTCGCGGCATTCGTCACAAAATTGAGTGTGCCATTGCCTGATGCCGACATTCCGGCGTTACTCGTTCCCGCCGTTCCCATGTAGTACCCTTGGCCCAAGGGAACATCTATCAATCCAGACGCGCTTCGTGTAACAGAGGAATCGCATCCGACATTTCCACTTGATTGATATAGGAGGCACCCGGCTGTCCCGCCCGTGATCAGCGTGGTGCCGATAACGAGGGAGGAGCCGACCGTGTTGGTTCCGGTCGGCTGCGCCGCCGCTCCCACACAGAACCCAGCCAACAATCCAAACGCCGCAATCAGCCTTCGCATGGCGAATCTCTCCTGTCGTTTCATCTGAATTGAACTATTTCGGCCCCTGCCGTCGCAGCCGCTCCACCATCCCGAGCAACGCCGCTCCCGAGAGCGGAGCCCCGTAAGTTCCCCGCCCGAAGAACTCATCGGCCGGTATCTCGATCGAGCGCCGCCTTCCCCGTCTCCCCTCGCCCCAATAGGCCACCACCTCGATCATGGTGGGCCAGCCCTCGGAAGGCTCATGGGTGCGGGTGCGGGCGAGTTCTCCATAGCGTTCGGTCGGCATAGTTTTGCCATCATTGGTTGCGCAGGCTGCGCCCCTGATTAAGAAGGGGGCAACTCATGCGCGGGATCGTTTTGATTGCAGCGATCAGCCTCGGCGGCTGCGCCGGCTCTCTTGTCGGGGATGCCATGCTCGGCCCCGAGGGGCTTGCGAGGCAGGATGACGCCTATTGCCGTAAACTGGGGGCGCTTCCGGGATCACCTGAATATGTCCAATGCCGGCAGATCGAGACGGTGCGGCGCGACAATCGCCACGCCAGAGCAGCCGACACCATGGCCGCCGGACTCGCCATTGCGACAACACGGCCTCCCGCCCCGCAACCGGCACCACAGCCATTGGATTGCACGCGGACGGGAAGGGATACGATGAGATGCCAATAGCTCAGGCGAAGGCCACACGTCTGGCCTTGGCCTTGATCCACCAGTCGGGCTTGGGCTTGATGGAGCCGCCGCGGGCGCGCTTGGGGATGTCCTTGTCCTGGAAGTGATAGGCACCGGCTGCGGGGAGAGCAGCGAGGCCAGCGAGGCCATACTTCTTCAGGATGTCGATCAGCTTGTCGTCGAAGCGTGGGCATGTTACTTTGCCGAGCATGAAAATCACCCTCACTTGTGCCTCATGCGGCAAGCCATTCACCAAGCAGCGCAGCGCCATTCGGCCAAACCAGCGAACGTTTTGCAGCCGCTCCTGCCATGTTCGCGGCCAATATATTGATGGCCTGAATGCCGCCGGATACCGGATGATCCGAGTTGATGGCCGTCAAATTTACGAACACCGTTGGCTTATGGAAAAAAAGCTAGGCCGGAAACTCCGCTCTACTGAGCATGTCCATCACAAGAACGGCGACAAGAGCGACAACCGATTGAGAAATCTTGAGGTGCTGACAGGACACGCGCACCAAAGGCATCACCACGCCCCGACATTCGATATTGAGCGCGCGAAGGCGCTGTATGATCAAGGCGTCGGTTATCGGAAGCTTTCAGAGATGTTCGGCGTCGCAAGGCAGAATATCCGCGGATGCTTCATGCGGCGCGGATGGCATGTCAGCGGTCGGGCGAAGGCTTCCTGCGGGAGCCGTGATAGGCGGTGATGCCGGGAGGTTCTGGCGGTGCCACCCGAAACACCGGCGATCCATCCGGCGTCTCAAACCGGCCCAACTGCGGGGCCTCCGGCGGCCCCGACCGGAACACCTTGTCCGGCGCCATCTGGACGTTGTAGCCAGCCCGATTGAGTGCCATCCATCGGTTGGCGGCGTCTTGCGTGACCGTGCCGTCACTCAGCAGCGGCTTGCCTTCCTTGGCGGCGAGTTCGGCGGCATGTTCGTACATTGCGGTGCCATGGCCCTGGCCCCGCATTTCTGGGGGCAGCCGCGCATCCCGGACATGAATGGCGTCTTCGCCATTGACCTTGCTGCGGTAGGCGGTGAGGCCCCAGGACAAGCCCTTGCCCCATTCGGGAACATGCATGTCGTGAGGGGCGATGTTGATGCGGATGCCGTCGTCCGCGACTTTGAGGGCGGACGGCTGCGCAAGCCTGCCTCCCGCCATCCCCGCCGCTCCTCTCTGCGCAAACGGCACCGCCCCGGTCATTGCCATATTGGCGACTGACTGCCCCCGCTCCATGGCCTCCCTGGTGGGCATTCCCGTCTCGGGGTCGTTGACCTGCATGGTGCCATAGAGCGCATCCCTTGGCGCTGTGACGGCGGATGCGAGCTTGTTGCCGAAGTAGTTCACAACATCGGGAAGGCCACTCGCGCGGGCATTGGCCTTGGCATAGGGAGCGCGGACGCGGGCTGCGGCGGCTTCGGCGGCATCTTGGGCGGCGATGTCGTCATCTGACAGCGCCCCGCCATCTGCCCTATGGGGAACACCCTTCTCCCACCAATCGCATGCGCCCTTGGCGGCTATGAATCCCACGACCGCCGTGCATTTGTTATGCTCTCGGTACATGGAACATGAGCCATTGGGCCAAGCCTTGCAGGGGCCGCAGTGACGGGCCTTGGTTCCGGCGGTCGGGGAATAGTTGGATTGCTTGCGGGTGGAGAGGGGTGGGCGGACGGCGCCGCCGGAGGCGAACGGAGGAGGCTTTACGGCCTTTGCGCCCGTTCCTGCAGCCGGTGCTCGATTGCGTTCGCCAGCGTGTCGTGATGCTGCGCCAGCAGCTTCGCCTTTGGGTCGACGTGCCGGCGAAGCACCATGGCCGCCCGGCGATGCTGGGCCGGGCTCATCAGGAAGGTCCCATCCCGGGATGCCTTTCGGGATTCCGGGGAGCGTGGTTGCTTCGTTGCGTCCGGCATAGTGTTCTTCCATCACCGCGCGTTCGTAGGCTTCGAGCGGGTCCTCGACGCCTTCGCGGAATACCAATTCTGCCACACGATCGCGCAATGCACCAGTGGGAGGAGGGATACCATCATCGTGAAATGCGGCGTCGATATGTTCGTCGGCGAGACGCTTGTTTTCAAGTGGGTCAATCTTTTCCTCACGGCCGAGAGAGCCAAGCCGGTAGCGACGCTTGCCATGAGCCTCGTCGCGGATTGCCTCATGTAAATCCGAGATGAAACTTGTACGAACGCCCTCCCCCATATTTTCCGGTAGAAAGCCCTCCTGCACCGCAAGTTCCCTCGCCGCGTCCTCCGTCATGCCCGTCTTGCGCAGTAATCGGCCAAAGCCTGGCACGAACGGATTTCCGTCGAGAATGGCGCGAAGGTCCGGCGTCTCGCGGAGGCCGCCGGCATGGGCGAGAAACTGGAACAGCGACACCTTGTTCGGATCGAACTTGCGCGGTGCGCGTGGTTTCATCAGCGTCGGCGCGGGCGCCGGCGCCGCATCGGCAGGACGAATCGGCGCGGCAGCAGGCGCGGATGGCGGCTGTGGCGAAGGCCCCTGCGCCATCCTCCGCAATTCCTCGTTGCTGTATGGCTGCCACTGGTCCATTTCCAGGCTCGCTGGCGCTGTTCGACGCGCGGCAGGCGTAGCCCGGGCGGCGGCTTGGCGCGGCGGTGCCGCGGCGGCTGCAAATCGAGCGGGAGGTGACCAGGGTTGCGGGGTTGGCCCGCGCGCCGCGGTTGCCGCGCCGATCGGCCCTTCCTCACTCCCCAGCAGCGCCCGCGCCACCGCGTCACGTTCCGCACCCTGCAAGGTATAGATGCGCGCCGCCTCCTCACGGAGTTTTGCGAACTCTGCCTCTTTCCTGGCCGCAAACTTATTCAGCCCGACCTTGGCCGCCATTTTGCCGGCCGTCTTGCCGGGATGCACGACGGCCCCAGCGACATCGCCGAGCGACACACCGCCGAGCCTATCGAGCGGCCCCGGTCCCGGCACCCATTCCTTGCGCGCTTCGCTTCGCGCCATCGTCTGCGAATTGCCATGAATCCGGCTTGGCGCGTCAAGCATGGATTGCTCATGCTCGATCGCCGCAACGATGCGGTCCGCCGCCTCATCTCCGATCGCCCATGCGATCTTTTTCTGATTGGACGGTGCAAGGATCGTGTTGATGGTGCCGCGCTCGACCTTGCCGGGCTTGCCGAAACGGTCCTCCAGGTAATTCCGCATGCCTATTTTCATGGCTGCGGTCTCATTGGGGCCAAACGAGGCCGTCAGGAACGGCATCTCATCCTCATGGATGTGGCCGGTCAGCACGCGCTCGCCGAGGCGCATCGCCTTCTCGATCTGAGAAGCCGGGGCGTAAGCTTCGCGCGCCGCCTTCCAAACCCCCGCCGTGTTTGGATCAGGATGACGATCGATGGCGTTGACGAGGTCGGTCTTGAGCTGGGCAAGACGCCGCGTCTCATTGGCCCCACCAGGGGCGGCCATGGCCCTTTCGATCAGATCGTCCAGATGCTCCTTGGCATACTGGAACGCCGTCGCAGTGGGAACGCGCACCTCGGTCCCCAACTCTCTGCCTTCAAACCAGTGCGTTTCCGGGAGCCCTTCGATCCGGAGCGCCTTGTTGGCCGCCTGGAGCGCGCCCGCCGCCTTGAGGCGCGGCATCAACGCCTCCAATTCGGGAGTCGGCGTGATCACCGTGCGCTTGAACGCATCCCAGAACGGCTTGGATTCCTCCGCTTGCTGCGTCTTGAGACGCTTTGCCAGCTCGAAGCGGTTCTGCGCCGGCCCAAAGCCGCGATCGAGCACCGCGCGCATGCGGTCCTTGCCCTCGCGAGCTCGCTGGGCGAGCGCCGATACGATTTCCGCGCGTTCCGGTCCCGAGCTGGCGGCAAGGCCGCCCATCTTGGCCTCGAGGTCCGGACTCAACTCCCCAAGCGTATGGTGCGCCGACCGCTCCTCGATCGCCTGTTCCAGCAGATGTGGCGTCGGGAAAGCTTGCTGGAGGTCGCCCCGAAGCTTCGCGATCGTCTGCGGCGAGTAGTCCGCCAATGGATTTTCATTGCCGGCAGCACCGACGCTGGCGCGGCCGGAATAGGACTCATGGGGAGCTTCGGGAGGAAGCAACCGAGTACCGGAAGCCTCAGACGGGACTGCGGAGGCCGTTGGCTCCCTTTCCGCAGCAGGCCCCGCCAAGGACGCCTCAAGTGCGTCCATGTCAACCACGGGCGGGCGCTGAAGGGTGCCGGGCAGCGCCAGCGCCGAACCACGGGGCGGGATCGCCGGATTGATCTCAGGCACGGGCGCCCGAGGCCGCAAGTTGAGGGCTCCGGCACCCCGCACCGGAGTTCCAGCACCGAGCGCATTGATCGCCTTCTCGCCGGGGATGCCGGTCGCATATTCCCAAGCCGGATTCGTCACCGCCGTCACAGGCGACGCAAGGGCAGACACGGCACCGGAAGCCGCCTCGCCGAGGCCGCCGACCGTCCCGAACGGCCCCATATGGGGCTTGAGCGGATCGGTTGCCTCCATCACGCGGCCGAGACCTTCCTTGGCCTTGCGGACGCCCTCATCCCAATACGCCTTGACCTGTTGCCCGTAGGTGTCCTGGCGCTGAGTGACGGGAGTGCCGAACATGCTGGCAGACTGATCGGGACGAACAGTCGAGATGTCCTTGGCCCATTGCTGGGCAGAGGACGCCATGGTGGGAGCGGCAGAAGGAGACCCAGGAGTCGCGCCCATGAACTCGGCATCGGACATGCCGCCGCCGGGCGGGGGCGCGCCGCTGCCGAGAAATTCCGCGTCTGTCATGCCGGGCATCAGTGCCACATCCCGTCAGCGCCCCAGGTCTTGGAAAGGCCTTGAGGATTCGTATAGGTCTGCCCCACGATCCGCTGTGCGGGCGGGGGAATGGACACCGGCGCGGCCGAAGACGCCGGCATTCCGCCAGCCCCGCCCATTTCGCGGATGCGACCAAGGATTTTCTGCCGCACGGATTCTGGCGCCTGTTCGGCCGCAGCCATTTCCTGTTCGAGTTGGTGGATCGTGGCAGCGTAGCTCTCCGGCCCCTGGACGCGGGACAGGATATGTTCTGCCGCCTGCTGGGCGTGAACCGTGTTGACCCCGGTGCGGCTCATGGCTTGGCTGTAGGCCGTGATCGCCGCTTGCGTGGCGGCGGCAAAACGCGCCTGTTCGGGGCTGCTGGTTCCCGCGCGCCACATTTCCATGAGCTTGTTGATCGGAACCCAATCGGTGCGCGGCAACTCCGAAGAACGCTGGAGCGCGAGCGGGAACGTGCGTTGCGCTTCCTCGACCGCAGAACTGACGTTGCCCTGGCGCACGGCAAGCGACCGAGCGGCAGCGGTTTGCGCAAGGTAATCCGCCCGCGCTGCCGCGATTTCGGCGCCGCTCTTGCCCTGGTCCTTCAGAATCTTGGCGTACTTGTTCCAGACGTTGGCGACGTTCTCTGCCTTGGTGGCACCGGCGCCCATGTTCATGAACACCGACCGATCGCCCCGCGACATCGCTTCGGCCATCAAGTCGGTCGTCTCATCATCAAGGAGCCCTGATGTATTGCGCTTGGCGTCTTGGCTGCGTTTGATAACTGCAGGGTCTTGCGGGCCACCGGGGATGAATTCGAGGTTGCCATTGACCATCCGGAACCCGGGCGGCGTCTTGCCTTGCGCCAATTGCTCCCGCTGCAGGCCGAGATGGTCCTGCCGATACTGTTCCGCCGCCGCCTCTTTCTTCGTCTCCAACGCCAGCTTCTTACTCACCTCATCGGCATGCTGTTCCAGCCGCTTCCGCGCCTCCTCGATCGAGGCTTCCTTGTTCTTTTGCCCCGAGTAGGCAGAGATTCCCTGTAAGCCGCCTTCCCCGATCGCATTCCATAGATTGGGGGACCGAGAGGCCATCATGCCGAGGCCCGCTGTGATCAATCCGGTGCGGGCGGCATCGGAGAGGCCCCAGCCGCCGAACAAGCCGGATTGCTTTTCCTCCTCTGGAGGACCGACACGGGCGGCCCCAACGATCGGGGTCGGTTCAGGTTCCCGCGGAACCGGCATGTAGATGCCATTGTCAGACGGTGCCGTGACATCGCCCAATGTCGGGCGCGAACGCGGCATCGGCACTTGACTCGGCTCATGGGCGAGCCCCGCCATCGCCAGCGGCTCCGCGGCGGCTGCAAGTTCCGGATTGTCGAAGTCCGTGGTGCGAAACCTGTCGGCGAAGCTGTCGCCATCATCGACATCGCCGCCCGGGGCGAACCCCGCGCGCTTGCCATTGATGCGACCACCGCGTTTCGCCAACAAGAGCAGAGGCAAAAGGTCAGCCGCCGCCTCGCCCCCACCGAATGCGCCAGCCATCGCGCCGCCGAGGTCACCCAGGCCCCCCATCAAAGCGCCGCCAACATCTGACAGACCCTCCCCAATCAAAGACGGATTTTCAAGATACGCGCCCGCCTCGGGAAACATCTCACCGAAGCCGGAATAGAGCGAACTTCCAATATCACCAAGCCCCTTCCCAGCAGCACCGAGCGCGTTGGCATTCAAGCCAGGGATTCCGCCAGCCCCAGACGATCCGCCACTTGACGGCACCCCCGGCGGCTTCGGCATGGTGTTGCCATGCTGGCCCTGAAACGCGCCGGGGATGTACCCGCCCGCCCCACCATAAGGCACGCCACCGAATCCCGAGACCTCGCCACCATCATCAAAGCCGGGACGCCCCATCATCGGGCCGAATCCTGCCTGCGGTCCCGATTGCCCGCCCCAACCGCCCCATTGCGGCATGTATTTCTGGAACTCAGACATCAGCCCCGCAAGGCGCGGATTGGAGTCGACCCGCTGCATCATGTTGCCGAAGCCGGATTGCAGGGCATCCCCGACCCGCTGGAGAGTCGGATTGCCGGCAAAGCCCGCCATCGGGTTGGCCTGCGGCGCCCTGCCCATCGCAGGCGCCATCGTCGGAGACACCATGCCGCCCGGCGCAAAGCCGCGGATGCGGCCCCCGCTTGCGCTTTTCGATGGCGCCATCGCCCCGAGTGCCGCAATCCCCAACCCCGCAGCCGTGTTCCACGGATTCGGCGGCGGCCCCGTCGTGGCCGAGGTGCCCCCCATCTGTGACCCAACGCCGGTATCGATTCCCGCCAGCCATTGCGCTTGCTGATAAGGGAATGCCTGGCCCTGCATGAACTGGCCGTAGAGATACTGGTCTAAGGCATTCTGCGTTTGTTGCTCGAGCGAGCCGGCGCCGACTTGCGCATTGGCGCCCGTGAGAGCCGCATTCTGCCCTGCAACGCCGAGGTTGCCGAGAGAGTACGCGCCTTGCGCCATCGCCTGCTGTTGAGCCAGCGCCATCTGCTGGGCGTTCTGGTAGCCCTGATTGTAGAGCCCGGCGATGACCGGCGCTTCGGCCATCTGCTGCTGCCCGGCAAGATTGGCCTGGGCGACCGCAGTCCGATCGCCGCCGAGCGCGCCTTGAGCAATCGCGTTGCCCAGCACTTGCTGCTGCTGCTGCGCGTTCTGATTATTGAACTGCGCCTCGGTGGCGTTGACGACTTGCTGCGTGTACGGGCTTTGAAAGCCAGCGATCTGCGCCCCGGTGATCGGCTGCGCCGCCTGATTGGCATATTGTGTCGCCTGCTGGATATAGGGCAGCGCAAACCCGGCATTCTGATTGATGTTGCCGATGCCCGCATACTGCTGGGCATTGATCGGGGCGACGCCTTCCCCGCCATAGGCTTGATAGGGCATATTTGCGACGCCAGCGGCACGATTGAGCAGGCCACGATAGGCGGCCATCGCCGCCGGATCGGGCGTCTGCGTCGTGGTGGTTTGGTTTTGGTTGCTTCCCTTGCCAAAACTCATAATAGCTGGCCTTGTGATTGAGCAAATTCAGTGGGATGCTTAGCTCCCTTACGGGAATTGTCGGATTGCCACAGAGGTTGAAGATTTTTGTAGTTTACCGCTACCTTGACCTGCTCTAGGTCGGAGAGATCAAATGATGAAAGCGGGATGACGTGATCTATGTTCCACATCCTCGCCCCTTTGCCAAAATTCTCCCACGACATCCCGACTTTGAACTGTCGCTCCAAATGTTTCCTTAGATATTCCACAGAGCATCCAAGATCGCGAATAGCAGAGCCCGTCTTGGTGCCACGCTTAAGCGCCATAGCCAGTCGATTCCGCAAGATGTACTTGAGCCTAAAATTGTGGTCTTGTTTTCGTTTCTGAAAATTATCGCGTAGCCATTCTCTGCGCTTCTCAGAAGACCTAAAACGCTTCTGCTTCTCCCGTTGCTTCGGCGTCTTGGCAAACTCAGAGCGCCATCGCTTGCGTTTCTCAGAAGCGCTACGCCTCTTATCAGAGGATCGGTTTTTCTCCTTCACTCCAGGGATCGAGTGATATCTATTGAGGCTGTAACTCCTTTTTCGCGCTTTAACGTCTTCTCTTGCATAATATGCGGCACTCGCCGCCTTCACCAATTCCTTCGTTTTTGGTTGAGCGTTTCTGAGCGCCACGCAACCAAGGCACTGTCCGGTGGCCACCGACCTATTACTTAGGTGGCCTCGTTTGCACGGGACTCCCGTATTGTACCAACGAACGCCATCCGACTTTGCTTCGCGTTTCGTTTTCGGTGCGTCCATAATGCGATATACCATATACATAACGAAATGTCTAAGCCGCCCCTTTGCGCTTCTCGCTATGAGCCGGGAATGGCGTGCGCCAGAATTCCGGATTCTCGGTCATGTCGCTCACCCACTTGCCGCCGTAGACGAAATAGGCCCCAGCCGGGAACCCGAGCGCACGCCGATAGAGCCGCACCTTCTCCACCACACGCCTGTTGGTCATTACACCGATCACCAGGGGAATCCCGATTTCATCGGCGCACGACTTGGCAAAATCGATCAGCGTGCGCGCGTGATTGGACTTGCGATGGTCGGGATCGATGAAGTTAAAGATCTCTTCGAGGTGACTCGATCGCGTGTACCAGAACGACGTGATCAGCAAACCAATAAACCCAGCGAGCTTTCCCGGCTCACCAAGCACTCCGATGATCCCGCCCTTGCGGTCAAAGGTCAGTTCGAACATCGCCTTGGCGCGGCCCTCATCCAAGGGAAACAACCCGCCCTCGGCGTGCATGAGCCGCAGCAGACGCATCAACTCGGGAAGATCGGCAGGCGTCGCGATGCGGACGGTCATCCACGCCACGGCCAGACATTGGGGCCGACGCGCTCCTTGGGAGTCAGCGTCGGCTTCTCAGCTCGCTCTTTGATGCACCACACTTTTGTTTTGTCGTCAGGGCAGCACCAGAATTGCCCCTCAGTGCTGAGATTGAAGCCGCAGTATTTGCACAGCCATCGCCGATTTGGCGCCTTCCGCGCCCCGAATTCCCGGACGACGCGCTCCACCAAGGCGCGATCGGCCGGGCTTCCATCAAACCACCCACCATGGGGCTTCCATGTGCCGACCGCCTTGCACTCAGGGCACCGAAGCCGATCCCGTAGCCCGATAAGTTGGAGGCAATCGAAAAACTGATGCTTGATTGTCTGCCAGAGCGACCACTTGAACATCAATGCGCCGGCCCTTTCGGTTTGCGGACGGTCACGACAACGCTTCGCTCACAATTTCTCCCGCGAACACTTTGGCTGCCAACCACCTGCCGTCCGGCAATTCCGCCACCAGAGTATTGGCTTGGAGCGGGTCATCGGTATCGTCACCGTCGACATCGAACATATTGCTGATCGGAAGCCGCCCAAATTCCGAAACGAAGACGCGCCTCAATGCGCCGGCCCTTCCGGCTTGGCATTCTGCGCCAGGATTCCATCGAGCGCGTCACGAAGCTGCTGGGCGCACACCAAATCCATCCGCAGCCGTGACGAGATGACGAGATCGGGATCGACCTTGCCGTCCGCGGCGGGGGTGAATCGCGCTGTGGCGAAGGTGAGGTTCACGACGCCATAGAGGTGGCCGCTGCCGACAACTTGATTGACGAAGGTGATGGGGATGGAATCGGGATCGGTGAGGGACGGAGTATCAGCCATGATTATCCTTTCGCCGGAGGCGGCAAGCCTTTGAGGGTCTTTATGTGCTTCTTGCGCTGACTCATCACCCAGGCATCGAGGGCTTGATGGCCAAACTTGAGATCGCGCGGAAAACCATTGCGTTCCAGCCAATCCAAAATCTGGTCTGGCTCGGCGACGAACTCACCACCGGCCGCCGCGATCGGCACCGGATGCCCGTGGCCCCGCGCGCCGCCATGGTCGCTTGCGCCCCCCGTTGCGATATGCCGCAGATGCGGAGGTTTCGGCGGCCCCATCCCGTGCTTGGTCCCCATCGGCTTTGTTCCGTAGGGGCCGGAGTTGAACATCGCGCCGAGCTGCTTCATGCCGGCGAGAGTATTGCCCTGACCAATCGATGCAACGTGCTCACTCGGGAAGACGTAGCTGCCCGCCTTCACGTTCATCGGGTGATGGTCGGTTCGTCCCGCCACCGCACTGAGGATGGGGCCGCTGTGCGTGCCGAGCCCTCGCGCTTCATTGCGAACGAACCAGGGTGCAGGCGGCCCACCAAAGGCAAAGGCCGGCCGATGCGTTACAGCGCGCCGTGTGCGATCGGCCGCCGCCTGGCGGGCGAAATCCGCCGTGATGGAGTCCTCGGTCACCTCTCCGCCATCGGCGTGGCCGCGGCGTTTGATGGCATAGGCAATGGCGAGTCCTTGTTCGCGCGATTTCACATGCGGAGATTTCCCGATTTCTCCCATGAGAGTTTTGACATTCGCTTTGAAGGCCGGCGCGCTTGACGAATGGATCAGGGGCATGACGGCCTCATGGATTGTAATACGCGACCAAAACTGTCGTGCCCGACTGCAAGGTCACTTGCATAAATCCCACCGGATTCGCCGGCAGCGTCGCCGCCCCGCCCGTTGCCGTCGTCGCGGTTCCCGTCTGTTGGGGAAAGATCGACGGCAGCGTCACCGCAATCCGGCTGACGTTTTGAACGAGACCTTTGAGAGTGGATACGGCGTCGTCAAGAGCGGCCATTTTTCCAGACTTCCTAGTTGCTTTCTTTTCAAGAAAGTGTATTATATTCCAGTCATGAAGCCAAGGTCAGAGAAAAACGAATTAATCGTCCGCCTCAAGACGATTTGGAACTACAGCCCAGATAATGGGTCATTCACATGGAAGATCGACGCATCAAGAAAGTTCAAAAAAGGGTCCAACGCCGGGCATAAAGACAAACGCGGGTACGTATCTCTTTCTTACAAATACACGCGATATCAAGCTCATAGGGCGGCATGGGCGTTTTACTATGGGGAGTGGCCATTAACAGACGTTGACCATATCAACGCGGATAAATCAGACAACAGGATACAGAATTTGCGCCTTGCAAGCCGAAGCCAGAATCTAGCATTTAAGCCAGTGCGGCCAGACAGTGCAAGCGGCCGTAAAGGGGTGTACTTCGACAAACGAGACGGTCGGTTCTACCCCTACATCGACGTAAATGGAAAACGCAAATCGTTAGGCGGTTTTGCCAGCCTAAATGATGCGTCACAAGCAAGGCAAGTAGCCCAAGATGCCCACTGGAAAGAATTTTCATGGTCGCAATCACCTGCGGCCATCCGGAGTGTACCTAAAACGGATTTTCCCGAGACGCCAGAAACTCCCAACGTCGCTGGACGACACGGTAAATGACATTCTTGTGGCCCGTATCCTGGTGTTAAAAAATGTGGTGTTCTGATCCATCGTGTATGGACCATAGGTGACTGGCGTCTCAGACTCATAATCATTGATAGCATTTACGCTAATTTGTATCTGTGCCGTCTGCTGCCCGGAATACGCGCCATATCGAAAGTCCGGTCGAATCTCGTCTACAAACGAGACTTCTTGGCCTTCCGAGATGTAGTAATATCCAGTGACAAACGACGAGACGAGCGGGCTTCCGTCCGCATCCGGGGATGTTTCGTGCTGGTAGACAACCCCCGTAGGAGTAGCTCCAAGCGGAGGACCGAGAATAGTCTGGTCGGTCCAAGCAGATCGTGCGTATGATCCGTAATCCCAGGGTCCATTGGGCTCCGTCAGGTTGAACTTGACATAGGAATCATTCTCACCGTTTACGCTCGCCAGCGAGGGGAAAGCCCAACCGGCCTCGTCGAAAGGAGTGTTCGGCAGCGCCCGCACATTGGCGGCATAGGCGGTATTGAGGTTCTGAAACACGAAGTCCCAGACCGGGCATTGCATCACGGAAACGCCATTCGTGTTGTACTGGTAGAAGTTGGTCGGCCCCATCCAGTAGACATTCCCGCGCAAAGCCTGCGCGGCGTGGCTCGAAATCGCCCCAGCACCGACTCCGATTCGGTTGAATCCAAATACAAATGGAGGCCCCTGGTAGTTCATGGCCCACAAATCGAGGTCGGTCCACAACAGGTTTTGGTTCCCCACAGCCGCACCAGCCATCAACTTGGACCCATTCGGGATGCGATATGATCCGGCTTGGTTGGTGACGAGCGGCGTGAACACGGTGAAGTCGCCGACCGTCGACCACTTGACCAAGAGCGGGTCTTGCTCGATCCCCAGCCCTTCCGCCGCGGTCGAGCCCCAGCAGACCAAAATCTGCTCCGCCATCGAAACGAAGATGCCGCCGTTGAAGGGAGGCGCCGTCGATATCAGCCCCGCATTGGTGAATCCACCCGTGGGATCGTATAGATAGACGCCCCCTCCCATCGGGCAGGCGAGATAGAGTTGGCCCCAATTGTCCGAGGTCCAATCGGTTGCCGTGATTTCCGTTCCGGTCTGGTCCGAACTCGAGCCGGAGCCGGTGCCGTAACCTCCCGATCCGTAGCCTCCCGTGCCGTATCCAGATCCCGCAGCCGGCGGCCCGATCTGAATGTAATAGACCAGTTGCACATTGCCGGAGTTCATCGAGAACGAGCCGGAAGCGCTCGCCTGATTAGGCAACGTAATCTTGAAATTGTTGGCGTCGACGACGGTCGAGACCGTGTACCCGCCCTGAATGGTTACTCCGTTGCCTGTAGTGGAAGCCGGGAACACGGCGGTATTGCCGACCGCGAGGCCGTGCGAATTGAGCAGCACCGAGACCAGCGCCGAGCCAGACGTGGTGGTGAACACCGGCACCGCGCCGCCATTGGTGACTCCGGCCGCACCATTGGTCGCAGCCGTGATCGTGTACGAGGTCGCCGAGATGATGGAAACGATCGGATATAGCCCGGAGAGGATGATCCCATCGACCGATACCGGAGTATTGAACACCACCGAGTCATAGGTGGTGACGTTGAAGATGCCCGTGTCCGTCACCGTGACCGTGGGGGAGCCCATCGTTGTCGTGAAATTCGGCGCGGGATTAGTCGTCAACGTCTGCGGGGTGATATCATTGAACGAGCCCGAAGTGATGATGCCCAACTGCGTCGTGGTGCCGACGCCGAGATGATTGGTGCCGTTCAAGTCCTCCCAGGCATGGAGATCGCGCGGCACTCCCGCGACAGCAAAGGGGTAGTATTTCTGCCAGCCGCCGAGCTTTTGCGCGAGACCAGCCTTGAACCTGATAAATTGGCTCTGATTGTATCCTGCGCCCTGTACGGTGGGCGTCCGTTCGACATCAACGCCGGGAACGAGGGTAAGCTCTCCGTAGGCCATTAAAATCGCGCTTACTGACCTGGGTAAGTATTGAATGCGGAAAAAACCGCACCATATACCAACCATGGAAACGATTTGGCGTCAGGTGTCATATAAAGGCACCACCCTTCCCTACGAAGTCAGCAACTTTGGAGAAGTCCGGAGCCTCGCTCGCGAGGACTGCGGCGGGCGCATGAGATATGCGCAAACCATCACACCGCATTTAACCGGGCAATACTTGCAAGTCATCTTACAGAACGAAAGAAAGCGATACTCCCCACTTGTTCACACATTGGTTGCATTCGCTTTCTTAGAGCCTCCCCCATCAGAATATGGGCGTGGTAAGATTTCCGTGAATCACAAGAACTGCATAAAGACAGACAACCGACCAGAAAACCTTGAATGGGTTACATGTCAGGAAAACAGCGATCACGCCATTAAGAACAAACGCATGAAGCGTGGAGAGGACAATCCGGCGGCCAAACTTACGGAGCAACAAGTGTTGAGTATCCGGCGCGATAGACAATCTGGTGCCACATATCCAAGCCTCGTCAAGAAATACAATTCCAGCCTCTATATCGTTTGGGCAATCTGCCACAGAAAAATATGGAAACACGTCTAAGTAATTGATATTTCACGTCTTTATTAACGGTAAGAAGCTGACAATAGTCGGCTGCATGTTCGCACCGACACCAGTTCCGCCGGTAGCGATGGTCACGGAAATGCCAGTCGTTGCGGTGCCGGTCCTGGTGGTGATCGCGTTCGTGTTGTTGGAGCTGGTCACGCCGCCGCTCGATCCGGCAATCTGGCTAAAAGAGATCGTGTGGCCATGACCGGGATCGGAGACGTTCGCAACGTGAATATGCGCCCCCACGTTCTGGTCGCCCCCGCCAGCGCCCATCGCTTGTCCATTGATGCCGCTGACTGCCGAAGTGACCCGCAGCGAATAGGTGCCGGGGCCATTGGTATCCAATGCAATGCGGGCGCGGTTGCGCTCGTCTGGCACGCCGAAGGTGGTGATGCCGTTGCCGCCGAAGGACGAACCGAGCACAGCCGCAAGCGCCGGGTAAGTTGCGGCGGAATAGATGGTGCCGTCCTTGATGAGATAGGGCTGCACCGTGCAGGCCGTCATCCATGCTGGCAGCGACGTAACACCATGAAGGTCGTAGGCAGTCCCCGGATCAGGAGCGTTGACGAAGTCCATCGACGTTCCGTCGAAGAAAATCTGCGACTTCTTGCCGGGCGGGATACCGATGACGTTTCCGCCACCGGAGGATGCCGCAGCGGATACATAGAACGACCCAACCGTGCATTGGTTATCGACGATCCAGAACCCCGGCATGGTGAACTGAAGGACATTGTTTCCGGTCAATGTGCCGGTGAGCTTGATGCAGGCATTCTGCTGCTGAAAGGGGCCGGGACTCGGGGTGACAGAACCGGAAGGGGCGGTGAGTGTGATCGTGCTCGCCGCGGCAAGACTCAAGGTGACCATGCCGCCGAGGATGCCATCGATGGCGACGAAGTTCGGATTGAGCGCAGCGGTTCCCCACGCGGCGACGAGATCACCTGTGTTTGCTACAGTGAAATTTCGGTTCACTGTCAATGGTTCTACCACAGTTTGACTCCCAGTCTGTTCTGAGCTACTGGTTTGTAGGTATCTCAGGAGGTATCATCTATGGGAAAAATTCGTGATCTGCAGGGAAAACGCTTTGGACGACTTGCCGTTGTAACAAGGGCGCCAAACAAGCCAGGTTGCGTGAACGCGATTTGGGTTTGCCAATGCGATTGCGGCACGATCAAAAACATTCGCGCCGATGTACTTATCCGGGAAGATTCAACTAGCTGCGGATGCTATCAGCGCGAGATATCATCTAAACGATTGACGACTCACGGGATGTCGCTAACGCCAGAGTTTTCCATATGGGGGACGATGATCAGAAGGTGCCATAATCAAGATCATCCTAGTTACAAACACCACGGCGCGAGAGGTATAATCGTATGCGAGCGCTGGCGCTATAGCTTCGAGAACTTCTACGACGACATGGGGCAAAGACCATCAAAAAAACACTCTATCGACAGGATAGATAACAACGGCCCATACTCCCCAGAAAATTGTCGATGGGCCACATCTCGCACTCAATCCAGAAACACCAGTTACAATCGCATGGTGGAAATGGATGGAGTTTCATTTTGCGTCGCTGACTGGTGCGACATGATGGGCGTTAGTCGTCATAGGCCTTATGATATGAAGTACTGGAACAAGAGAAGCGGCATCAAGACGATAGAAGAGGCGCTCCGGGTCCTGTATGACGAATGGAAAGCGGAATCCTAAGTCCTTTCCTAAGTCCTCTCCGGCGTTGCCTGCGGCGCCGGCTGCTTGCTCGACCATCCCGCCATGTTGAATCTCTTGCGCTGTTCCTCGGTCTGGGCCGACTGCATCAAGCTTTGGTAATGCCCCTCCCAACTCACTGCCATTTTAGGATCGTCCATCTGCGCCCCGAAATTCTTCATATAGCCGGAGGCGAACACCATCGACGCGGCGATGAACAGATCGGGGAAATAGACAGACAGCAGCGTCGTCGCATTGGTGGTCGAGATCGCCGCCGGCCGCACCGTGCCGGTCACCTCGACCGTATAAGCCTGATCAGGCCATGGCCCGACCAAGATGGTCGTCTGCGTCACCATCCCGAAATACTGCGGCACGCTGGATCCGGTCGCGCTGGGCCAGAGCGCATCGAGGGCATCATTGCCGATCGGCAGCAGTGGATTGCGGGTTGCGTTTGCCGATGACGACGCGAGCGGTGTCCACACATTGATGCGGTTGACGACGACAACGGTTCCATTCGCCGAAGGAAGATCGAACGTCCGTTGCCCCGTGGTGAATGTCCCGGTCTGCGTCGTATTGGTGTTGAGCAAGTCGAGTTCGCGATAAAGCCTCTGCTCGGCGTCATCGATGATATTGGGCAACACCGTCACGAAGTTCGGGTCGCTCGCGGAATCGACCGGCATGAGATTGACCAGCGAGGCGACATAGGTCGTGTAGTTCAGCATTGTTAGCCCTGCAGCTCCACCGCCTCGATCATCGCGCCGCTGGCGTTGTCAAACGTCGTCGGGAAATAAGCCGTCCCCGAAGCGACCGCAATTTGCGCGATATAAGATGTGGCCGCCGCCGATCCGGGCGCGTCCGTCCAAGTCAGGCTCACCGGCAGCGGATGGTTGGCGAGAATCCCCTGGATGGACTTGACCCCACCGACCGCGGTGGCGCCTCGAACAATGCGCAAGGCGCTATTCGCTATGGTGCCGTTGCTCTGGGCAATGTTTCCGTCGACCGTCACGCGGACCAGATTAGGCGCCGAGGTCGGAGTGATGCTCACCTGTACGATGGTCGACGTGAAGTTCGTGGTGCTCAAGGCCGTGAATTGCGTGGTGGTGAAGAACGTCTGCGCCTGCACCACATCGCCGGGCTTCTTGTTTCCAGGTCCGAACACTTGCAGCGTGGTCGGGGTCGAGGCATAGGTTCCAGCAGTCGCCAATCCGGCCCCATAATCGAGCACACCGACGATGCGGAAAGGCTTCGACGACGCCGTCGTCCCAGGATTGGTGTAAAAGGTTCCCAAGCTCGTCGCCGAACCGCTGATCGCACTCGACGAGCCGAAGATCGCTTCATTGAGCGGATAGATGCTCGATCCGCCGGCCGTTCCAGAACTGCAATTGATAATGGCCGGCAACGGCACGCCGCCGCCATCGAACAGCACGAGATAGAGCCGGAAGGGTGCCGAATTGGCAGAACCGAACGTCGCCCCGCTGGTGGGCGTCGTGTAGGTCAGGGTGCCGGTGATCTGCCGCCAAGCGATGTCTCCCGTCGCCAGGGTCGAATCCCGGAACGGGATCAGTATCGGATTGGCGGCGGTCGCCGTTGCCAAGCTGTTCTGGACGAGACTGATCGTCAGCGCGCCACCAGCAACCGAGCAGGTAATCCCGAGATTGATCGGCATTTCCAAACCGGCGGGCGGCGCCGAGGTCGAAATTGCCACCAGCCCCGTGGTCGCGATCGTGGCTCCGGCGAGGCCAAATCCGGTCGTGAAGCTCGATACCGCCGTTGTGAATGTGGGAGTACCGCCATTGCCGGCGAGGAAAGTCCCGGCCGCGCCCTGCGCCGTAATCCCGACCGTGTTGGTGCCGTTGCCGAAGACGATCCCGTTCTGAGTCAGGATGGTCGTGTTGGTGCCGCCGCCCGAGACCGAGAGAACCGCATAGGCCGGCGCCGCTGTGGGGCCTCCTGACACCAAGGGCAGCGCCGTGGCACCCGTTGCCGAGATGCCGACCGTCGAGGTGCCGTTGCCGTAGAGCACCCCGAACGCGGTCAGGATGGTGGTGCCGGTGCCCCCGCCGGGGACCGTAAGTACCGCGAAGGCCGGCGCGATCGCGGTCCCGTTGCCGACCAGCGGCCAAGCCGTGGTGCCGGCCGCGGTGATACCGATGGTCGAGGTGCCTTGGCCGTAAGGGATACCGAACGCGGTCAGCGTCGTGGTATTGGTCCCGCCGCCGGGAACCGTGAGCACGGCAAAGCCGGGAGGCGAGGTCGTGCCGTTGCCGACCAAAGGCAGCGCCGCCGTCGCGACACCAGACACCTGGATCGCGGATGTCCCGTTCCCGATCAGGACGCGGTTGGTGGTGAACGACGAGGCCTGGAATGGACCTGGCAGAAGGGTGCTGGACAGCGCGCCGAAAACGAGCCCGGTGCCCCCGCCATTGACCTGAAGAACCTGGTTTGCCCCAGAGGCGACGATATCAGACACATCCGCGATGGCCGATCCGGTGACGCCAATGACAGACAGGGCCGCGCCTTGGCGGATAGCCGCATTCTGGACGGCATGGCCACCCATTTGGGTTGAGCCGATGCCGCCGGTCGCAACCCCGACCGCCACCGTCGTCGATCCGGTGAGGAAGATACTGGTGCCAGCCGACACAAACGACGTGATGTCGAACCAATTGTCATCGAAATTGGTTCCGGAATTCTTGGCAAGGATTTGCCCGGTCGCGCCGCCGGGAGGGATATTGCCGGTCGGAATCGAAAGCGCGCCGATCGAGCAAGAGAATGGCAGTCCCGTGGACTTGTCCATGAAGGCGATCAGGTCGTCCGTCGTCGGATTCTGATTGCCGAGCGCACCCGCGATCTTCGGAAGATCGGTCAGGAATATCCTGCCGGATGTAGCAGATGTCGCCGTGACAGAACTGGCGATCTCCAACGCCTCGCCCCCGGTAAACGGGAGCGCATCTGGCTGATATGGCGGCAGCGCCGGGATTGTGCCGGGAGTGGCGACCATTTAATGCTCACCCGAATCCGCTGGAGAATCCAGACGAAAACGCCCTCGGCGTCGCCGGAGGAGAAGTCGTTCCAGTCGCCGTGTCCTGAAGATTGGATTCAAGCCGCGAGGTCCCATCCAACTGAAGCCGGATCGTTCCGTCCTGCTGGTAGCGGTATTGATGTTCATCGATGTAATAGGCTTCCGGCCGCGCATTGACGATGCCCACGGGATCGGGAGGCAGGAAGATGCTGCCGAGTTGACGCTGGGGTTGGTCGAGGCAATAATCACAGACTATCGCCCTCGTATTAGCTAGCCGAACGCCCCTCCACTCGAACTGCCAGTTGAGCTTGCGCAAATTCCAAACGAACCCGCAACGAGTACAAGTTGCCCAGACAGAAGGGGCGCTTGAGTCTGTCTCTGCGTATCGTGGGTGAGGCCTCATAGCGGGTTCGGACACCACTCATCTAGAAAGCAGAATTCCATTCCAGACATCGTCCCCCTTTGACCGCCCTGCATACAACTGCGCTTGATTGTATTCTTCGAGATACCAGTCGCTTCCACAGCTTCGATATTCGTCTGAAACACGCGCAACGTATTTAAGCAAATGATCGGCCTGTTTTCTGATGTGCCCCGCCGAGCTAACTTAACCGCCGCCGCCTCTTCAGGGCCGCCGCAAGCGTCACCGATATATCGAAACACCCGACCCATGGCAGTCGCACGCTTCTTATTGCACACCTCGGAAATCATTGCGCTTCCAGCCCCATAAGTTCTTGCCGCCGCGCTGGCGCTTGGAAATATCATTCCATCGTCCAAACAAATCACTTCCTTGCTGGATGCCTTTGGGCCGTCGGCAGCGTAAACCGCCCATTTGGATCGGTTCTTAATGCCGTGGTCACGCAACTTCTGCTTCGTCGCCTCGGAATGTGACTGACCTAAACGATAGGTATTGCCCTTGTGCAACAAGCGCAGGAGATCTTTCTGCGCCTCACTGATCACAGGCCGGGAGTAGCCCTCACCGCCAACTGTGGAATTGTATTCTGGAGATGTCTCTAGAATCAGACGACGTTCCGTTTCTAGGGCCTCGGAACGAGAGGAAAACGACTCTATCTCAGAGAACGAAAAGCTCGCATTACCGTGCTTGCGGATAGCCGCGTAAAACGCACCCTTTGTCCGGGCCCTGTGGGCATCGTAAAAGTGCTCCCAAATACGACGGGCCAGGAGCCTTCCGGTAACACCAATATATCGGTGCCCGTTAATAACGTTTGTGGCCATGTACACGATAAACATACCTTCACTGTACCACCGTTTTGTGGAAAACGGAGTCCCTATCTCCGATAGTACGAATTGAGCGACGGCGAGAACGTCACCGGCACATTTTCGACATCCTGAGTCCCGGCATAGCCCCACGCCTCGTCATAGTCGGCCTTGCGCTGCGCCTCTAGCGTCGGCGCATAGACCCGCGCCAGACGCCTCGCCAATCCAGCCACCAGAACGCCGAGCCACCGATAAGGCAGGTTCGGCGTTTCCCCCGAGGTCAAATTCGCGTCCTGCAACTGCACGCAGGAATAGAAATTGAGCGTGTACGGGCCGCCATTGTCAGGCACCGGCCACAGCGTCACGGTCGGAGAAATCAGCCGATCGAACCAGTACGAGGTCGGTCTGCCCTGCGTCTGCTTGTTTCCGAGCGAGGCATATTCGGTTCGGCTCATCGGCGTGATGTAGGTGTCGGTCTGATTCGAAGTACCATTGTTCAAACTGACATAGGCGTCTAGGATCATCACCGTCTGGGGCGTGACGCTGTAGGTTGCCGTGCCCTGTGTCAGTGTGATCGATGTTCCGTCTGTGGAGCTTGGCGAAACAACAGACCACAGGTTCACCTGTCTGTTGGAGAGCTCGACAAAGAGGTCGTTCAACTCCCGGCGCGCGGTGAGCATGTGCTCCTGACGCAGCGCGGGCGCACGAATCTGAATGCGCTCATAGGCGGCCAGGACCGCCTCGCCATTCGACAACGAGTAGGAGAACGTCCCGCTGGATGTCACGGAAGCCCCTTACGGAGAGCCGATCCCGGCTTGAATCACGGTGCCGCGGATTGCGCCGGTCCCGGACGTAACCGTGAACCGCACCGCCGTCACGGGATCATTGATCGGTCCATCCAAAGACACCGTCGTCCCGTTAAGGGTCGGATGAATGAACGGCTGCGGATAGGATTGG